ATATGAGGAGGGGGTGTGTTTTTTGCGACCCCCTCCCCATGCTTTTTATCCGGTATGTGCGGCCTTTGTGACCTTCTTATAAATATTCATGAAATCATACTTAATAATTTCATCAATTGCTCGCTCAATTTCATCGTTAACTTCTTGATCTGACATATCATCAGTGAGTTTTGCGATTCGCGCAAGATACGAACAAGTGTTATAACCTTTTTCCACATCGAACATGAACCAATCGGTGAACTGTTCAAATGGATCAAAAGGATTGTCAAACGTTGTCAACATACAATTGTTTTCCATTGTTCATTCACCCTTTCAAATACTTAGATACAGTTGATGTAGAAACACCAAGCTTCTTAGCAATCTCACCAATTGTGTAGTTAGAACCAGCATAAGCTTTGATTCTGTTAATCTTAGCTTGACTAATATCCGTTGTTGCTCTAGGCGTTGCCCTTTGACGAAGTTCATCAATGTCAGCATTATTAAGAATCTTCTTAAGAGTATTCTCGCTAACAGCACCAGCTTGAATTGCATCCCATTCACGATCCGTAATTTTAATAGATCGGTCTCTTCTAGATACAGAATTTACACTAGTTCTATATTTAGTAAGAGCCTGCTGACTTGCTTTCTTAACCTCATCTTTTTTAAGCTCACGCCCCTCATCTTTAGCCTTCTGGATCTTAGCATTGACCTCTGCACTGGTGCGAAGCTGAGCCTGTCTCTCTCGGGGCGCATTCATAAGAGCAATCCGAAGTTTCTCATTCAAAGATTCCACTTCAGGAGCATAGGTCTGCTTGGCTGCCTTGGAATATGCAATTTTTCCAGTAGATACGGCCTCCAATCTAGCCTTATTAGCCAGCTCCTTCATGGTATTGGCATAATCGGCATAGATATGCTCCATCTTAGTGTTAGCATCAGAGATAAGAGTCCTAGCATCGCTGGTCTCGGCCATGCGAGTGCTACGCTGAGTACGATGCTTGGTCTCCATGGTAACCTCACCAGTACGGCGGTCCACCTTAGGCACCTGGTAGTCCACATCATCAGCAACCTGGTATACTAAGGAGCCTTCGGGCTTGCTGGGGTCGTACCAGTCCTTACCTTTTTGGTTAATTTTAGGGCTACCCTGACGCTTAAGCACAGACTCTTCGCCCTTACTACGGGACAACAAGGTGGATGCACCACCAGTATGTACTTTACCATTAGCATCTATGGTTGTTTGGTACTTCTTTTTAAGGCCGGCAATGTTATTATCGATCTCACTCTGCTTATAGTCAAGCTTATGCTTACCAGCATCAATAACAACCATGCTGTGCCGAACTGCCCGAGCAAGTTCATCATCATTTGCCCCTTTGAGGGTCATGTCTGTAATCAGATTCGAGATAACGCCCATCTGCATCTGAGTGCTATCCTTCCCGGTAATAGGGTCTTTCATATACTTCATACCCTTACGTTCGGGGTACTCAGTTTTAGGATCAAAGCCTTCAAGACCCTTTAGCGGAGGTGTAGAAATGATTCTAACCTTACCACCTTTGTCATGAGTAGGAATACACATGACAGTATCACCATCAAAGTCAGCACCAGACAGTCGCTCGGCAACCTTACTATTAATACCAACAGCATCAATAGAATCGGTACCAATAAGCTTCTTGGCCTGAGCCTGTTTATTATTGACAGTCAGAATGGGGATTTCAAACGTTCCACCATGAGGATAACGAATAAGAGCCAGCTTGGTTCCGTTCTCATAGTTTGGTGCATACACCTCTGTATCTTTCATAGAAGTAACAGGAATAATGACATGATACTTCTGACCGGGAAGTGCTGCTGCCTGAAGATGAACCGCTGCAGAATCGCACTCATCAGCAAACTTCATAAGAAGATGCTTTTTAATAGTGGGGTTGGTCAAGGATATAATTTCATTGTACTCGTCAGTCTTATCCGCAATTGCAATGCCAAGCTGTTTCTTAGCCATAGATTGAGACTGTTTTGCAAGGAACTGAGACGGAAGCTTATCTTTCCACTCAGTCCAGTCGCCTTCATCAGCGCGCTTGTTAATAAGACCAAGCTTTGCACCTTTTGTATTGGCGCTAACTCGCTCTCCAGTTTTTTGATCATACCAATATTGCCCACCTTGGGTGGCATCCTTAATGGCCGAACCAAACGGGTTGTCAGGATCATCCTTAATTTTCTTCAAGACATCGCGCATCGGAACATCTTTAGATTTATTGGTATTAAAGATTACGTCCACACCATACGGCATGTCATCAGAATACAACGCCATACCCTTAAGATAGCGATCACCATCAACAAGGATACGAACCTGAGAATATCGACTTTCACCAAGCGACAGATCAGAAACTCCTCTTCGAAGTTCAATTACTCCATCTTTCTCAATACCGCCATCTTCTTTATAGCGAATCATGAGACGCTTAGAGTCCATACTTTCGGGATAATGAAACTTTCTTTCATAACTGTCGCCACCATCACGAGAAATATAATCGTTCAAGGAATGAACATTCTCGTAATTGTAGATTTCCTTATGCTCTGTTCCAGGAGGACAAACAACTTTAATCGTAGTCTTTTGACTCGGATTGGTTGCCTGAGGAACTCGACCACCATAAACAGGATAACCTTCGCTCTTCAAAATTTCAAGAGCCTGATCAAGTTTTTCCTTTGATATGTTGAGCTCCATGGCAACACCAGCGCCAACATCGATCATTCCCTCTTCATTGATACGCTTTTTGATAAACTCCGCGGTATCACGAGCCTGCTTCATTCGACTCTCGGATTTAGCATTGAGCCACGAACGAACAGTTGATTCATTAAGATCAACACCAAGTTCTTGAGACATCTTTCTTGCGATCTCGCTGTCGCCAAGACCATCTTCTTTCAAGGCTTTTGCTCGAGACACTCTAAGCATTCGACGTTCATCTTTTGCAATTCCTTTTTGTGCACGATACTGCGTGGTGGTCAAACCAAACTCTTTTTTAATATTTTCGGGAGTTTCGGTCCAGCCGCTCTTCTTGAGTTCCTCAATGCGTCCAAGAAAATCTTTCTCATGTTGATACGGGTCCTCACCGGAACCCCATGGATATCTTCCGCTACGACGCGGCATGCCATAATGCATCAGAATATCATTCATTTCTTCAGCAATCGGGTTCATGGTATCAGGCCTCCTTGTAGTCTACTTTTTCTAGCAACTTATCCAAATATACGATTCGGTCCATAATGGCGGCAATTTCATTAGGCTCCGGACGATGATAAAGAATCTCATCATTCCGATAAATCCGGAGTTCTGCTTCAATGTCGGCAGGCTTGATTTTATACTCCAAACAAAAAAGAGCGGCATAGATCATAAGCTGTTCCATATGCACGGCGGTCTTTCCGGTTTTAAGGTCGTGAATTCTAAGGACTCCGTTTCTAAAACAAATAGAATCAGCAGTCCCAAAGAATCTTGGAGAATATACCAGAACGACTTCAGTGTCCATCTTAAAACCGATAGCATCATTTACGTATGCATAAATAGTTTTCTTAGATCGGGGCTGCTTAATTCCAAGGTCAATTGTTTCTTTTGCCCAGGCGTGTAATCGAGTCCCCATCTCCTTAGCTTTCATATTGCTATATGTTGTGAGAATCTTTTCATCATCATAACGAAGCCAGGCTGATTGACTTGCTCCGAATGGTGCATGAAGACCCTCAAGATTCGAGTGCTTTGTAAAGATCACTAAGTACGGCCTCCTTATTCTCTGGACAAACAAATCTTGAGAATGACATCTCATTCATCTTGTCCACGTAATACTGTTGATTGGGCTGCTTCTTAGCATTAGCGCTTCTTTTGTTTTCTAAGGAAGCCCACTTGTTCTTATGTAGGATTAGCAGATCAGGCATACCCTGAATATAATTAGGGTCTGTCTTCATAACAATACAACCGGGAAGGTGTTCTTTAATTTCTCTAATAAGCTTTGCTTGAAACTTGCTCTCCAGCATTAGCGAGCCTCCTTTCTCAAAAATAAAAGAGAAAATGATAAAGCATATCTTCTCTCTTCATAACAGTCCATGTTTTTTTCGCGAACTCTAAAAGCAGCAAAAACATAGATATTAGTCATATTACTTAAAGCAAGTAATCTTAGCAAAGTCTTCAACAGTAAGATGCAGTGCCTTTGCAATCTTTATCATGTTATATGTACTCGGAATCGCAGCACCATTAACATACTTGGTAATGGAGGCTGGAGAAATATCAGCATCCCACGACAAATCATCTTGAGTATATCCTTTACTTTGCATCTTGCGATATAATCTTCTTGAGAACTCCTGCTTCCATTCTTCTTCATTGGTTGGTGTTCTCATTGCTTCGAGTTCTTCTAAACTACCAGCACATCTGAACGTCTTTAAAATCTGGTCATACTGAATAACACCCCCATCATCCAGTTCAACCACAATTTCAAAATTATCGCTTGGGTACCAACGAGCAACTTTATCTGCGGCCCACGGGCACATCTTTGTAAATTCGTCGAATACAGCATGATCTTTTGTTTTTTTCATAAAATATCCTTTCTTAGAGCTTAAAGTATTTTTTGTCTTACAATAATTCATTTTTGAAAAAATTTGTAGAAATTATATTAATATAGCAATATTTACTATAGTAAATTCGCGCCTATTAATATAAAATGGGTAAAAAACGCAAAAAGTGTGTAAAAATGCCCAAAAATGCCCAAAAATCGATTTTTTGTCTTACAATAATTCATCAAATTGTAAAACTAACACTTGATTTTTTGTCTTACAATAATTCATTTCGATTTTTTGTCTTACAATAATTCATTTCGATTTTTTGTCTTACAATAATTCAGGTATATTTCTTCAAATTATAGGTCATTTTAAGTCCTGTTTTAAAGATTTCGGTATAAGTCATTCCTCGATCTTTGACTAAATAATCAAGCTTTTCTTCGTCCGTACGGTCCACTCTAACAGTCACGCTTCGCCTCTTTGCATCCGCTTTTAGAGGCCTTCCTCTTTTCTTTTCCTCTTTCAAAAATATAATTCTCCTTTCAAAGCAAAAAGAAAGAGGCCGTGTTTCAGACCTCAATCTTTTTACCCAACCAATATTAAAGATCTGAATCTATAGGAAAATATTCCTTAAGAATGTTTTGGCAAAAGTCAATCTTGTCCTGCAATTCAAGAATGGTATTAAGAATTGAACACCTAATACCCAAGCTCATCCCACTAGAATCAAGACACTTTAAATATGTAAGAAGCTCACATACCAAATGCAACTTTGGCTGATACATATCACAAATAAAGTATATAGAAGCTAGTCTGGATTCCGAGATCTCCTTCTGAGTCAAGCAGTTTTGTAACCAAAATGAATAATTGATTTTTGGATTGTATGACATAAGTTATCCCTTTCTAAATAAAATTAAGACACCGTGTTTCAGATGTCTTAATTTCAAACGTTTTATTCACAAAATATCAGTCAACCGGTTCTACAGTTCTATACTATATTCATCCAACTCAGAATGATGGTTCGCAGTCCAAATAGCGCACATAACATTCCAACAGAATGCACGATCATGGGGCTCATCCATATCTCCACGAATCCACTTCAGATAATGCCTGGTAGCACTGTCAATGTAGCAATGGACTGGAATTCCACGACGCCAGTTGTTGTCTCCATATTTTCTAGCGCCATCTTCAAAGTGCTTAGCCACTTCAAGAACCATATTAGCCTTGCTACCAAACATCTTTTCAGAAGCTATGGAAAGAGCCAAATAAAGAGACCCTACGTCATCTGTCTCTTGAAATTGGTTCAATTCTTCAAAAATAGGATCGGACATAAAATCTCCGACCACATCCAGCGGCAATAAGTCGCATCGACCCTTGCCTTCACAAATATCACGCACTGCGCCCGATTCAAACTGGCGCCTATTTCCCGAATCCTTAAGTTCCATTTTTTATTCCTCACTTTCCAAAATATAACCACCAACGAAGTATAGACGCGTTAATAGCCATGCTTTTAAGCTCTTTAATTTGTTTGTTGTTATCGACATAGACTTTGATTTGAGACTGGACAAGGATATCTGACTTAAGCTCCGGATAAAGAGCAACAAGCGTCATAGCGTTTTCAGGAGCGACTTCTGTGAAAATGCCAGCTTCATATTCCTGATACTGTGTTACAACATCTGCAATTTGCTGCTCGATCTTAGTATTTTCCTCCTCATACATGGTGATCTTTTTGTCGATCCCCACTCGAATGATTACGGATATAAGCAATATGATTGCCGCTATAGTCGAGATCGTAATGACAGCAGCACCAGTAATTTGGAGTGAAGTACCGATAACATCTTTATCGCCATCTAGCTTACAATATAAAATTGTTCCGCCAATAGTCATAAGAATACCGAGAATAAGAATAACAAGAATCATATTTAATCTCCTTTCAAAAAAAAAATAAAGAGGGCGCGAAACCCCCTTTATTCTTTATTTGGTTGAGTAATCAATCATTTGCTCAATAATCCCATACATCAACATTACGGGTGTTACAAAACCCATAACGATGAATTTAGTAACTGCTGAAAGCACAGAATATTCTCTATTCTTAATGCTTTCGGTTATTTCACTAAAGTTCACCAATAGGTTTAATACAGAACCCATAAATAAGTATGCAAAGATAAGCATGATCATATTTATATCACTCCTTTTCATAAAGGAGCATGTTTTTTACGCGACGATTAATACCAATCTGCCCATTCGCGATTGATGATCGCTCTTCCGACTCGATCTGCTTCATATTCAGTTTTACACTTTTCGAGTCTGCAAATATCATCGTCCGTAAGCTCTAATAAGAACTCTTTTCTGAGCATACAGATCTTACGATCAATATAATACTCTAATTCTGTCATAGACTCTCCGCGCACTTAAGCACTCTGGTTGCATATGTACTAATTTGTCCGGCAGCAATCATCTCGTTTGCATAATATCCACCGCCGTTATAAGCCATCAGCGCGTGCTCAACATTGCCATAATGCTTAAGCAAATCACCAAACAGGTCAAGACCCACAGTCACATTCTGATACGGATCAAGCAGATTATCGCACCCAAGCCTCTCCATACGAGCATAATGCCATCTGGGTTGAATCTGCATAAGACCAAGAGAATTACCGCTATCGCCAGTAGCCTCTGCACGGAACCCAGACTCACATTTAATCATGGCAAATGCTACTCGAGGGTCGATACTTCGCTTCTCACAAATATCCATAATGTGATTCTGCAGATCCTTATCCAGAGGCACATCAAAATATACTCTAGAAGGCTCTACAGAGGCCGCTACGCGATTTTTCTCACAGATCTGAATAATCGCACGCTCCTCATAAGACGTACCGTACGTACCCCTATAGGGCTCCGCAGATGCCACATTGAACATCACCAACACCAGAACGCAAATATACATTCCGATAATGGCACTCACTGCAGTAATGGATAATGCCTGTTTGGTTCTTTTTTTCATAAATTAGTCCTCCACTTGTTCACCGAGGTTAGACGAATATAATGTCACCTCAACCTCTTCTTTGTTTGCTTTTTCAATGTCTTTTAGGTTAAGTCGTCCTTCATGAATGGCTTCGGCAGTATAGGACATATTAGAGAGAAACTCCAAAATATCATTCTTGCTGAAACCATGTTTAGACTGAAGTACATACTCAACCAGTATCATCGTGTTTTTACTGCCTGGCTCTTAGCCTGTGCGGCATTAAGAACTTTTGACTTAGGGCCCTTCTTAGATCGAGCAGACATACATTTAGTACCTCCACTCATCGAAATGCTGGCTCTTCTTAAGCCCAAATAAGACCAAGAGTTTCTGGAGCCAGTTAAAGTGTGAATATCGTCTCCAATTTCTCCATTTGCGATATCGTGTGATGAGTTTATGCATGATTGCTTTCCTCCTCCCAAAGCCCTTCAGCAATTCTCTGGTAGAATTCAATATCAGCTTGTATTTTTGCAACCTTAACAAGATACGAAACTTGCGCATCATAGCTCATATGCCCTTTGTGGTCAAAAAACCACTCAAGCATATCATCTACGGTTTTAAGCAACGAACCTGAGATACCGGAAAGAAATTTTGATGACTGAAATACGCTGGCAACAGTACGAGACTCTGTGATTGCATGATTAATGCGCCAGTCCATCGAAGGATTCATTCTTAACTGCCCCTTTCAAAAATATAAAAGAATAGGAGACTCAGTTTTTACCAAGTCTCCTAAACTTTCATCCAGAAACTTTCCTATCAAAGTAGTAATCGCGATAAGAAATTTTTTGCCCGGTTCTACCATCAAATCTATCTCTTTTAAGAACGCTCATGGTTGTGAACCACATGCTAATCCATCCGATAGTCAGTCCGAATAAGAACAGAAACAAACCTCTGATAATACGCTCCACGACTTTCATAGTGTTTCAACTCCTTTCATAAAGGACCGTGTTTAATTCGCGGAATTAAGGCAAATTTTCATTGCTGTCAAATTCTTGCATCCATTCCTCGGAAACACAGTAGATATTAAAAGGACCTTCCTTTAACCAAGGGAGATCGTCGATTATCACAATTCCACCATTTTTGATCTTATCAAGCTCTTCTTGAGAAAATACGATGAAATGTTTGGACATTATTTTTACCCCCTTTCAAGTAACTCATTGATACCAAACTTCAAATGAGGGACCATGTGTCCTCCTTGCCTTTTCCCGCCTCAATAAGAAACGAGCATTCATGAGTGTTGCTGTCAGAACAGACTTTCTCTTTAGTCCAAAATCGAGGGCACTTATAATCGTTTGCGTTATCCCAGCACATCGGGTAAAGTGGGCAAAACTCCTCATAATACGGAAGCTCATTAACTATGAATTTCATTCGATAATCTCCTCATAGATTTGTTCAAAAATATCGGGTTTACAAGGATAGAACTCTCCCTGGGTTCCACGAATAATCCAATCACCGACAGCAGCATGACGATCCCCCTCGAGAGTAAAAATAACTAGATCAGGATTAGATGTGTCTCCATAGATGTCGAATTTTCTTTTCAATGTGCCATTAGGAAACTTTTCGCCCATGAATTCAGAGAGTTCACGAACGTTATTTCCATCCCACCGAATTGCTTGAATCACTACCGGTCTCTTAACAAAGGTTCTAAACATCGGTATTCTCCTTTCTGTCATTCGTTTTGGAATATGCACGAAGAAAATCATGAGTCGCGTCAACAAACTGAATTTTTGTTGGATCAATCCTTTGAATTTGATCATAAAATTCAACGATACCAAATACTCGTGAATATTGACCGCCAGGATTAGAGCCAACCGTTAAACCTGGGAAAATTACATCACCATACTGCTCCCAGCAATGGAAATATCCAAACTCTCCACCGACTTTGCATAACCTGCACCCTTTCTTAGCCATGATATCATTCAACGATGCCATTATTTTTCTCCTTTCACTCGTTCCACAGCGTCTACAATCCAATGATAGATATCATCCGACGTCTCGAATCCTTTGTATGCATCCTGACAGTAAAACGACCCGCATAGCCGTAATGGCCCATCTTTTGAACGAATGGTTATACTGATTTTATTATCAGAAAAATGGATATCAATTAGAACATTATAATACTTGGCCAAGTCCTGAATGGCCATGAGTCCGGTTGATGTATTCGTAACTACATCTGCATTAGACATCGGATTTCACCTCTGCACCAGTAATCAGCTCTGAGTATGGCAGACTCTCTACCCAATCGCAGAAAGTATGCCACTCATCGAGCTTATGGTTACGACGGGATTTATACATGTTGGCCAGAACCTCGTAGTTCAGCATTAAGGTCCGCTTTTGGTTATAAGAACTCGGCAGGAGCTGGATCATCTGCCACCAATATTCTTTTGACATATGATCATAATCCGATTCCGTGTCAGCTTTTACAGCCATATAGGTTTTTCGGTAAGTATTAAGTGCTTCGATGACAACTTTCAACACATCAGTAGATGTGAACTCTTCTTCGGCCGTTGCAGAGTAATACATACCACCAATATCATCCTCTTTGAACAAATATTCGTGTGAGAAATCATCCAGCGTAAACTCCTTCGCTGCAATTTTATGCATAGTCGAGCATGAGTTTGCAACAGTACCAACTTTGTATGTATCAAATTCCTTCCACCAATACAGCGGAGCCGTAATATCAAGATATACAGTAATCATCCGCATGAACTTACGGTGGTCTGTACCGGCGTTGCGAAGATTTCGCATGAGTTTTTGGTCGGCGGGCCCAACTTTCAGTTCATAATACCCATCAAAATCACTATCGACCAGAATATCATTGTTGCCAATGCCGTCCGTAGTCCAACCGCTATCACTCTTTTCCCAAGAGTTCATCGGATTGCGCATGCCTCTGACGGCCGCCTCCCAACCAATTACTTCGGTGTTTTCAATTTTAAGCATTTTCATTCCTCCTTATACTTAGCCGTCATAAACTTCTCGAACTCGTCCATGCATTCAGGGCATAAATCTGTTATCAAAGTCTTAACGCAGGTTATCGTTTCGCCGATAGCATTCCTTTGGAATCTTCGTATCGCATTGTATTGCAATTTATTACCGGTCGGATAATGCTCGTACAATTTTCTGCATCGATCACATTTTCTTGCTATTGCCATCGTTTTTCTCCTTATTGATAATCTTCACTTTGTACCCGAGTTCCTTTTCAATCTCATCGAGAGTCATTTCTCGAGAAGCATACTCCGTGATGATATCGAAATAATAAGCCGGTGTTGTAACACCTCGTACACTCGCTAAGTCACAAACAGATTTATGTAATACCATTGAATCACAGCAATCTATATAAGGGCGATCAAATGCGAATTGACCATTTAAATCGTAGGAGGCTGGCGTATTAATATACGGAATAACACCCTGAGAAAATGGTATGGTTACTTTAGGATACACAACTGTATGCTTATTACCTTTCCCGTCCTCATACTTATAGATCAGTTTAAGGTACCAGCGCTCATCATCCATAAAAGGGACAATGCTATCGAGTTTGGCATGATTTTTGCCCATTAAATATCAGTCCTTTCATTTTCCTTCCCGGTAACTTTTCTCATGAAAATGGTATCGCCATCAAACTTGAGAACATATGCTTTTTCATTTGGGAAATACTCAATCTCACAATCCTCATACCCAGACTGTTTGAGCATGTCTTCCAGCTTCACAATGAAATCAATCATTTTTTGCTAATCTCCTTTCAAAAATAAAGAGAGAACGTGCGACTTTTCGATGCCGCAAAGGTTATAACCTCGGCTTTTTTCCCAATACAATTGGTACTGAATTTCTCCCATTCTCTCATAATATTCTTTGTATTTTTCGCGAGAAAGAAAAAAAGAAAGAGGCTCCGTCATAGTGGCAGAGCCTTTTCTCTTTCATGAACCCATATCATTTTCCCTTTTCAGATGATTATAAATAGCTTCGCAGTGCCGCCGATGCTCGCATTCAACAATCGTATCGCCAATGACACGGATACCACCAGACAGGCCGGCAATTCGCGCTGGCTTCTGTGCTACTTGAGGATCAAAATCGGTGCAGTCCTGACAATACTCACAAATATTAAGTTTGATCATCTTTATTCTCCTTTTCATCATAAGCTAGCCAGGCCACAAGGCTATTGAGGCATTTCGGACAAAGATCAATATTCATACGACCAAACTGAGCTTCATTGTTTACCTTTCGATCAACCAGCAGAATTCCGTTGATGGCTTGCTTCTTAAAAGATATGTTTCGCTGCTCATAATAAATCCCACACCGATCGCACTTCTTAGCAAGACTCATTTTTATTATTCTCCTTTCAGAATATAATTATGTCCAATGCTTCGTTTGCTTCAGGAGTTGACAATCACCCGTGGATACCCAATAAAAATTCTTGTCTTCATTCACAACAAGAAAACGATCCCTAACTGAGTCCACAAAATATACCGGGGAATCGTGCGAACAGCCATAATTATCATACCAGGTCACAAAAATATCAGGCATTACCTTATCCTCCTCAATCAGATACCCATTTCAAAAAGGTCCAAATGCAATATAAACCAAAAAATACCCAATAGATCACACCGGGGTTAATTACGCTACCAATAATGGCAAACAAAACAATAGGAACCATCTTTATTTCCTCCTTATTTATAGAGCAGTGCGTAAGCTGCACAGCCAATTCCCACGAGCATGGTGATAATAAGAACACCAACACAAATATAATCCAACACAGTCATTCGAAGTCCTCCTTAACAGAATCACAGTCGACAGTAGCAGCATCAACACCCATAATTCTCAGAGCCAGCTGAAGCTCGTCGATCAAATATGATTCTTTATGCATCATGTGATCATTATAAATGGTTGCGATAAACTGCCGGATAGTGATGGGATCTGGAATATTGAGGCCAAGATCGAAAGCCTCTTTTTTCACTTGATCACGCATAGCCATAGTCGGAACAACAATTGTCATTCCTGTTTCAGAAGACCTTTCAATAAGCATAGCAGTCTTTCCAGATTGCCGAGGCATTGAATAAATTGTAGACATTTTGTGCTCCTTTCAAATATCTATCAAGTCCTGACTTTATATGTATTCGTTGAACTTTCTTTTTATCCGAGCAACTATTTGGCTAACATAGGCTCTAGTCACTCCCATTTCTTTTCCAATGTCTTTCTGGTACCATCCATTAATCAAATATTGAAAAACAATCTTTTCTTTTGGTGTGAGGCTGTTCCATAAGCCCTCGATATCTAGAAATTCAACGTCAGGATCTCCAGGAATAAGTTCCTGAATAGAAGCCGACTCACCGTTTTTAATTTGATTTCTAGACGGCTCATCTAATGAGATCTGAATATAACCAGAAGATTTTGGATTTCTCCCCATAGTATTTCGCGACCGAATTTCGATCTTGATTGCGTTTGCAATACATGGGCATGCATAACTTGCAAAATTAGATTGCTCCTTATCAAAAGTCAAGCATGCTTTCCACAATCCTATTCGCCCGCATTGCTGTAAGTCCTCATCATACAGCCCCCATGGAAATTTTTTGTTAAGAACATGAAACACCAATTGTTCGTTGGCTAAATATAGCTCCTCTGGCGTCAGTGTCATGACTCTTTCTCCTTAAAATGAACTGGCTTATGGGAGTAATAATTGCTCGGATATGCTAAACAGTGATAACACGGATCTTTTGTCTCTTCCAGCTTCTCGTATTCGCACTTTTGGCAATACTGATCGAAATATACTTCCTTGTAACCGTCACCATTCATTATTTAACCTCCTTAACAACCCCACCAAACGCAATAAGTTTGGCTCCGATAATATTTCCAATAACTGCAAGCGAGAATATGCACCACCAATCTACAGAATTGAATTCTGCATTATAGAGCATGGCAATGAGTTGAATCCGACAGCAAAAATGCTGCCACACACATGACTGTAGCCCAAGGATACTTAGAATATAAAGCCACACCCATCTGCATAAGCGTTCCGCAAGCTATCCCAGCAGATATGCACCAAGGTGGCCATTTAAGCAAATATACTGCGATGAAGATTCCAAGAGCATTAGCTGCAAATATCAATAGGCACTCTCCAAGCTTTCCTTCGCCAATTTTACCAGTGAAGAGGTTTAGCTTGAACGTACAGATGGTCAGCAGTCCAAGCCCGAATAGAAAAGCCCCTACGATTTTGTTTTCGCAGGAGCTGTAAATATATGCCGACAATCCAATTAGATATCCAGCAGATACTCCCCGTTTCAAAACGTCAAGCATTATGGTTACTCCTTGAGAGGACCGTGCTTAATTGGGCGATTCCAGCACGCCGAGCAATTCTCGTCGCTGCCATCATTGCAGTTGAATGATACAGGTTCAAGATTATAATCAAAAGGGCATCCGTTCACACCGCCAAGGTACATAGGGTTTATACATTCTGGTCGATTCTTCTCCACCCATTCTCTGCAAGTCATCGTTTCCTTTTCGGGCTCTTTCTTCTTTTTGTTCAGCTCTTTAAGCCGAGCTGTTAGCAGAATCCTCTCGCCTTCACATAGAGCGTAGATTAGATCGTTCTGCCAAATATCACGCGTTTCGGCTACTTTACACATTCCATTCTCGATCGCATCAAGAACCTCAATGATTCGTTCTTTTTCTGTCATTTCTCGTCCCCCTTCAAAAGAAAAAGAGTTTCCTCAATAAGCGTGCAATATGTGTCATATTCATAAATGCCAAATACTGCATCATCTCCAAAAACCTTAGTCAGTATCTCTTTACAAGCATCTTCAGAGTCAATGATCTGCCCTTTAATTTTCATTTTTTACTCCCCTTTTCAAATATCACTGTGCGAAAGGTACTTGCTCAACATCTCCGCCTTGAACGGTCACAGACTGCATTACACACTTTCTTTCCTCATCCCAATACAAAGTATCAAGAATGTGGTCAATATCGTCCTGAATCTCGGGCTCGGTCATCCGCATGACCTCGTACTGCTGAAGGCCTACTTTGGAACGAAGTCTCTGCATAACCGTACCAGCCCACATGCGGAACTTACGAGCTTCCAGCCGTCTGCTAGCGAATAGAGCCTCGTAGATACCGAGTTCGTTTACTGCCAGCATCCACCGAGTCTTATTATCGCCGGGTCGACGACCGATATCTTTACCGATCAAGGCGTTATTCACGGTTTTAACCGGCTGGTGCTCATATCTATCCACCTTTGAAGGGTGGTCAGATACCTCGACCTTGACCCGTTCGAGCATCGATGGATCAAGTCGACTCGCAATCTTGTCTGTTCTCAGTCTCAATGCATCACAAATATCCTTCAGGATGGCCCACCACTCACCATTGATCTCGACAAAGCGGATATTGTACCCGCACCAATTTTCGGTTCTAATCATATATAACCCCTTTCACCAAATATGCATAAGATGTGTGATGACGCCGGTCCATGCGATCGCCAAAATCAAAAGCTGAATACCCAGGCTTTGTTTATAGCATAATCTAACGAGAGTAAGTGCCGTAAACCAAACAGCCAAGAACAAGCACAAACAAAAGATAAAAGTCGAGATCATTTTTCTTCTCCTTCGCCAAAGAATTTTCTCATATCAAACCACTTGTCGTTAATAATGTTTCCGATTTTATTTACCGGAGAGCCCAATCCATTATCTTCGAATCGAATGTATTTTCCAGGAAGATCCTCCCATTTATAGACCCCGACTACGTTCAGAATCTCGGAAATGGCTTTCATAGATTTGGCTCGGAACACCCGTGCCTGCGCCGCCGTATTAAACTCGTCAAGACAAAATCCACCAACCCCGCAAGAGAAGTCGCCAGCATCAATATAGATCATAAAAGTCATAATGCCATGGTCTTCTCGCCCAAGCATTGTGGATGTAATTCTTGCATTCTTAATCACTTACTCATCACCCTTTCCAAAGAGTTCTCTCATATCAAATCGTTTGCCGTTAATTGTGAAGCTCCGGCCATTATCTTCAAATTGAATGAGTTTTCCCGGAAGATCTTCCTTCTTTAATTCTTCTTCTGCTTCCTTTTGATATTGCTCATCAAATGCAATAGAATCGCGGATACCCTTCTTATAGTTCTCGACATGCATATGATGAGAAACGGGATCTTGGAATTCGGCTTTTTCCCAATAATACTCAAATTCTGTCAAAGGGGTCATAAACATTTTAAGTTTCTCCTTTCAAGCTTTAATAATCACATTTGGGTACATTTATTGCGATTACCAATATTTACTGATAAAACAGAACCTCCGTATGCTTATTTGCTTCTTTAAGCTGCTCTTCTGTCATTGTGGGAAATTTAAAAGTATAGAAGCTACCGACATAATATCCGTCTTCAACTTGCTCCGTATATTCGATTCCATGACTTTTGAAATACGCCTTAGCGGCATCAGCGTCGACGAAACCTTCAACTTTCCCATAAATAGGTTTACTGAAATCCATAGTGATTTCTCCTTTCAAAAATATAAAAAGGAAAGCCCCGACCAAAATAAGTGATAGTTACTTCTTCTGGAAATTCCAAATACCAATCGCTTGATTCTCTGGTATACAACGCGATTCTATTTTCATCGGTATCAAAATCATAAACCGGTACATTAAAACTAATTTCGTTAACCAATTTAATTTTATTAGCTATATCATCGCCGGTTAAACCTCTGATTTTTCCTATCAAGTCACGTCCCATATCTTCATTTGCGATCGGTATACGTTTTGCTTTGAAAACCATAACGTATCAACTCCTTTCATTATAAGAAATGATAGCTTCGCAAAAAGAATAGGGCACCGTGTTTCAGATGTCCTAGACTTTCTTTCATTTATTCGGAATAAATCCCTGCCCCTTGCCCAAGTCAATCACAAATTTCTTGAATGCCGGATCATCAATAGCATTAAAAAGCATGACCTTTGCTTTCGTTAAAGACACGTCAGCCTCAGTGCTAATAATGTTAGCGGCGGTATTCAATACTAAGTGGTCGTAACTATCAAGATACATAGTATCAACTCCTTTCATAAAGGAGCATGTTTATTTAGCGAGCCCCATTAAGGGGCATAATCACATAGGCGCAATGGTAGGAATAAAATCCGGTTTTTGCATTAAGGCATCACCTCCTTTTCACCACTTAACCCATCTGGTTTCGTTAAACTGTTTTTTCTCACTCAAGGCCTTACTTATTGCCAGGTCGATTCCGGATCTTGACTTAAAATGATAGTAATAGAGGTCCCGGAATGGAGTATTTAGCCTATCAATTCTTCCAGATGCTTGGCACACTGTTTTGTAACTGTAGGATTGAGAATAAAACACAATGGTGTCAGTCTTGATACAATTCCATCCTTCGGCTCCTGCCCCATAATTGACAAGATATATCCATGAAGCTCCATCAGGAATAGATTGATGCTTGTGCCCATTCCACTCAGCCAATTTTGTATTAGGTCCATAATACAGCCCTTTCAAAATATCAAGTTCGTAATCGTAGTTATAGAATACGATCATCTTCGGATGCTTCTCGGCAAGTTCCATAAGAGCAACCTGCCTAGATTCGTCCTCATTTACAATCCGTCTTAAGACATAACAAAGACCGGAGGCTTGCTGAATGGGCTCATTCTTGAATGGATCCCAACGAGTCCGCATGGCCTCTTTATACTTTGAAATATCATACTTAACATAGACATCCTCATGATGTGGAACGGTCTTTCTGGAGAAATCCATGTCAATAAGGATCTGGTTTCTAAGTCTGATGAGTCTGCCCGTGTTGCGATAGCCAATGATCTTCGGATAATTTCGACAACGAGGATCATACTGGATGTGCTCCCTAGCAAATTCGGTCTTATGCTTATAAAAGCCATTTGCCACAAACACAGGAATATACTGCTCCCAAGTATCTCCTGGCGTTGCTGAGAGGATGATCCATTGGTTCTTACGAGCAATGTTTAGAAATGTTTTAACCCAGGAACCTTTACCCGTAACACGATCCTCATCAAATATAAAGAATGCCCCGCAGACGTCCTTATACTTTTTGATGTTGTTCCAGCTATCAATCACAACCTGGTTATTATAAAGACTGAGCTCTGGCTTTGTAGAAATAAGATACTGTGATAATTCTCCAACCCATTCGAGCGAGTCTCGTTTCATCGCCGTTGTAATAATATAAAGGTCCCTTGGGTTTTTCATTGGGACGTAGTCGGGGTCTATACTACCACCTTGCTCTTTGAAGTAATAGTACAGACCCGTTCTACTTTTTCCGCTTCCTACACCACCATTTAAGATGCAGCCATTACGCATTTTTTTCACCGCATCCATTTGGTAGTCGTAGAGGAATGGCTTACTCATTTTTAGGCGTCCATTTATTGAAGTCGATACAATCTTTACCAATTACACAGCCAGAATCTTTATCATAAAGTGCACACGTATCACAAGAATGCAGTTCGGGTTTTTCCTCTGCCTCATCGAATTCAATCGTTGCCCCGGAAAAGGCGCCGGTAAGAACCGAAAACAGCTTTTGATTAACGTCGATTGGTTTGAGCTCAAATGTGAATGTCTTAGGCTTGATATTTCGAAGAACATCCCTTATCGAATTGGACTCGTCTTCCTTGGGCAACCACTTCTTGAAGACGTTATAGTAGTAGCCTTTATTGCCCAACACTTTCTTGCAGATGCACATGGCAAGACCCTTCTCAGGGTCATAATCCTCGCCATTACATTTCACGACCGTCTTTGTGTTATCTGTCCAGAAGACAATCGTTGCTGGGGGGTTGAACTTAACATTCTTGATTTCCTTGCAAATATCGCGGTCCATTTTAGATCCCCTTTCAAGTTCTTGCATTTTCTTTTTAGCGTAAAGAGCCGCATCGACGGCGTCAATGGGACCGTTCCAGGATAGCCGCTTCATATATTCCTTTGCAAAGCGATCCGTATCCCACCATGCATTACTCCTCATCGCATTTATCCTCCTTATTGTTCTTCTTGCCAAGCCTATACATATCGCGCTTCATCGCGTAGACGGCATCATAAGCCTCCTTCAGCTTACAATCGTGAATCTCCCGATAACGATAAGTAGCGCCCGACATATTGCCGCTCTTAATGAAGTCGACAACAGAAGGGTTCTCAATAGGAATAAAAGCACCAGTCTTAATAGCCTCGTCAAACCTATCTGCCCCATAAATGCTATTAACAGCCTTGATCTGGTTCTCCGTGAAGATCTTGTTGGTGTAGTTGGAAACGTAATACATATCCAGTGCTCCTTTCAAAATTATAAATATAAATTGTGGGCCGCTATTTGTTGAAGGGCGGCCGGTCCTTCCATGGTGCACCTACGGGGATTCGAACCCGGAACCGTCCGGTTATGAGCCAGATGCTCTACCGTTGAGCTATAGATGCAAAAAGAATAGAGCACCAAGTTTCCTCAGTGCTCTACCTTAGTTTAGTGCTCCTTATGAAGCTTCTTGTCCATTGCGGGGCCGATCTTTTCGTCGAACAGCTTAGTCCCAGCCTGCATTCCAATAATACAGGCGGCGCCAGCAGCGACGTAGACGATCATGGTCTCCACAATGTTGGTCACGAATTTCATAATATCACTCCTTTCATAAATGCGAGTGTAATTTTCGCGAATTAGTCTTCGATCGGGTAACCATCTTCGTATTCCCGTGCGAATCGATCTGTGATTCGCTGAGTCACTTTGATGCTCTGAAGGTATGCGCTCCGACCGGATTTCTCATTGGGGGTTCCTTCCTGAACAACCCAATCATAGGGGCGGATATCCATGTCGATACTGAGAATATCAATATCGTCAAGGCAAGCGATACTCTCCTCATCAAGACGGTTCATGCGATTTCCCGTGACCAAATAGCAATTCGGGCCACGTTCATTGAACTTCACCTTAACGGGCAGATACATAAACGGGGCATCATCCTCATCACGAGGAGGCTTGATTCGAACATTCCATCCTCTCTCAATAAGATCGTCAGCAATTTCTTTATCGGGAATGATCAAAGCAAAGTTGCGGTCACCAACTCGATTATACTTGGTTCCCTCGCCCTTAAAATTTTTGTAAGTGATTCTTGCATCATCAATTTGCAAGATGCCACGAGGTGCAATAGTAACATTCATTGTACAAAATCTCCTTTGAAAATATAGTTTTTAAAAAGAATAGAGGACCAAGTTTCCTTAGTCCTCTAAACCATTCACAGAATGCGTTCTCCTTCTCGCTCCAGCATGTCTCGGAATATGTACCGAGATTCGAGACTATTGTGCCGGTCGAATATCGAGTCGCGATATTCTTGCGCCAAACCCTTCCGATTTAATATCGCGTAAACGTGCTCAATTGTTGGATTACAGGCCATCATAAGCCCAGCAATCCCTACAAGATAACGCCTTCGCGCTCTAATCGACAGACCCCGACGGTTCTCAACGATCTGATATTCGATCGCAACGTATTGGGTATCAATCCCGCCAATTCCGTAAAGAATAATCTGGTTTCGTGCCATAGTAAACACTCCTTTCTGTATTCATAATAGGAGTTGTAAAATTAGCGAACGGCAAACATGCTCGGTTCATCGAACCAAGGGAGGTTTTCCTCAGGAGGCCAATTCTCCTTATCGCAAATATAAGGATCGTCCGAAGCAAACCACTCAAAATCGCCGTATTTACTGATCGTCTCGACAGCATCGTCAACCAACTTGTCATAATAAGACCGATCAATATCATTCTGCTTATTGAGTGTTCGAACCATTTCGGATTCCAACCAGCGATAACCCTTGGCGCCAGTCGCAGAAGCGTACTTTACATTGCCATCCCTATCTTTGGCTTCGCGAAGCAGCTCACCACCGCCGCAACCCGGCTTAATAGGACAGAACAAGCCGACCTTACCAATAAATATACGATTATGCTCATCGGAAGGCAGACTCTCATTCATGTCCAAATATAATGCCGAGCTAACGGATTTTGTTTCGCACATGTCCTCGAACTCAATAGGTTCATGACTAAAGAGCTTTTTAAACACATAAGGAACTGCAAATTGGGTTCCAGTGGCAGTCCATTCACCCGCTTGTTTTCCATCCTTAAACTTAGCAATATATACGGCATCATTCACCAGGCAGTATTTCTCGAAATTGGCCTCAGTTTCAAACTTATAGCCATATTCCTTACCAAACTTGATGATGAAATCCATAATATACTGTGTTGCATCAGGAATCTTGATAGAATCCGTCTTAATATGAGCGACCGTATAACCCTGCTTCTGGACTTCCTGCTTAAGGAGCGTCATGAACAGAGCCCCACGTTTTGCTACAATATTATCCTTATTTCGAGGATCGCGGAACGGGTTCTCAAATGCAGCACTTGTCAGACCGTAAATTGAGTTAATGACGATCTTCAGAGCCTGAGCGAGGTCTGCCGCCTGCTCCTCATTCAAATATGGCTTGAGTGCCCCACTCAGCATAAAAGCAGCGGATTCAAAATCCTTATGCTTGATGGCTACGCGAGCATCAACAATATCCTGGAATCGCTTTGTATACTCAGGACCAAATACGCACTCAAATATGGCACTATGTGGGTGCATTGAAGCAACGTCGCCATCCCACACGTCACCATACATGCCGGGCTCAGAATATACCTTTCCGCCTTCGCCAATCTCCTCGTTCAAATATGTGGACTTGCCATGGTCAAACACATAACCTGGGAAAAACGGAAGAATGCTATAACCGCTAGGATATGTCTCGCCAGGATTGAAATCTCTATATAGCGGAAGGCCATGCTCGTCAAATACTCTGAAGACATACTCAGGACCGAATTTTTCTCTGTACTCCTCATACTGATCTGGACTTACGGGACGTGACAAATCACGATAGTTGAACACGCTCTGAGGTTTACGATTAGCACCAAATATGATCTTCGTAGACAGAGTGTTCGTAGTGTCATTTACAGACACGTTCGTAACGCCATGTAGCAAAGTTACAAGGTCAACTTGGATCTTTCTTGCTACAAAGTCGCCCTGTCGAGAATCGAAGACAGCCTCAGTAGCGATAACATCATTATCGCAATACTCAGCTACCTTAGTCCACATCTCTTCAGGAACAGGCTTATCCCAAGGAAGGCCGAGCTCCTGGTGATGAATCCCCAATTCGATCTCCCATTTTTTCAGAGATTGCTTTTTGGTACAGAAGTCGTAGACGTCCGTATATGATGCGTTGTACGCCTCTCCAAAGAATGCTTTCTTATCGCCGTTAATGATCGATTGCGATAGTTCGTACAACTGAGCATTATCGTATCCAATTAGGCGCCCGTACAAAATATGATTATCATACCGACGACAGTTAAAGCCAACAAGTCTGCATTGCATAAGCTTTTCGATCTCGGACGAACTCGGATTTATCATCCGAACGACCGGCATACCTTTGCCTTGGACCTTCCAGTTAACAAGGAACAAATTTGGAAAGACTTCAACATCGTAAAAGACGATAGGAGAGTCCTCATTCTCAACATTAGGAGACGGGTCGTCGGACTTAAAGTGCATCTTGTTTACGAGCTTGATACAATAATCCGCCTGATGTGTACTACCAGCAGCAAATGCAAATACCGAATTTTTGAGGTCTGTCACATCATAGTTCAAGCCACTCGCGTATGCATCGTCCAAAATCTTATAGATGAAGTCAATGCTTGGTTTGGTTCCAGGATGAACTTCCTTATTAAGATTCTTTTCTATCAGAGTTCGAAGCCCCTTTTCATTCTTCACAGCTTCGAAGTTTACCACTTTATCTTCTCCTTTCAATGGCAACCCAGAGCTAATTGTTGCAATAGGTAAATTGTTGCATTTGGTAAGCTTTCTTCTGAGTGAACTTTTACCGGTAAACACTTTGATCTCTATATGATCAGAATATACACGATTAAGAGCGCTAACATTGCCGCTGTAAATATAATGCAAATGTAGGCCAGCACCACTTTTACTAAGCTCAGCATAAGTAGCAGGCCAAGCAGAAGCAGCAGCAAGATTGCGATCAAGTGATTTCTCTCCTTTCTCATCCGGAATATCAAAGTCGATAACGATGTGATTTTCTGGAACTTTGACATAGTGAAGCTCTCTCGTGTTCAGTTCCGACAATGTTGACACAACTTCTGCCCACGCTTTTTTTGGTGTGCCTTTCGAAGTTGCATACTGAGCAGGACAATCGGCACATTCTTTATCAAATATAGATTCTGCAGCATCTAATTCGATCCAAGAAGTTCGAGCTTGCTCAGCTTTGCTTTTTTCTTGCTCCGTTTCAAATTTGTCGGTCCTGAATCCGGAATAATAACATCTGAGCCTTGTACCTTCGGTGGTTACAAACTGCTCGCTATAATCCCAGAAATAGTTTTTAAGCTCCTCCTTGAAGTTCCGCTTAGAATATGCATAACTAACTTTTGCCTCCTCGCAATAATTATTATACATTTCCCAAGCGGCCTTCAAGCTAGTACCGTCATCTCTTTTGAAAATATGATACGAATCAATGACAAAGTTATAGAAGTCATTCGATGCACCAAGCATTGCTACGGGAATATAATCGTCATATGCTCCAGGGTCAGCCAAGTAGACGTCTCTACAGTGGCAAGCAATTCCTCCGAGTTCAAATGCGATTTGCTTTACGGCGCTTTTGTATTCTTTGGTACTTAGCTTATTTCCGGTTGGATGAACATCAATCAGTCTTCGAATCAGACCCGATTTACCGTCCGTAATCTTAACCGGTTTATTGGTGCCCATAAATAAGAAACATTTAAATCGACTAGCATATGTCGTCTTAAATTTCTCATTCACAGTCATAAGTTCGTGGGATACGAGGCTGTTAAGTCGGGTATTATCCTCAATTCTAGACAAATCACCATCATGCTGGATGGCTACTAGAGGATTTGCCTTAAATGCTTCCAATGCAAAAGAGTTATTAGATGACCCCAATGCCTTAGCATCAAAGACTGAATAATAACCTTCGAACAATTGCTGGATGATATTAAGAATCGTGGATTTACCAGTACCGGCAGCTCCGTACATTACCATGAACTTTTGGATCTTTTTAGAATCACCAGATACAATAGACCCAATCGCCCACTCGATTTTACGTCTCTCCTCGGGAGAATACAGAGTAGAAATTAGCTTTTCATATGCCGAAATATCGCAAGGTTCAAGCGGGTAGCTAAGCCGTTTGCTTGCATAATCCTTTTTATTTGTAGAAGTATTAGCAAATATAAGTTTTTCATCGAGCATATGGAAATTATCTCGCACATCTTTTTGGCAATACTGATGCCAAGAACTGATCATACGAGATTCTGCATCCCACATGTGTAGAACCTTGGGAATTCCTTCGAACTTGTCCTTATTCTTCTCTGCATAGGCATCGAGCTCTCGGTCGATCAAATCTAATGCATCTTGCTCATCTGTAGACCAAAGTCCGCGATCTTCAACCCAAATGGCATAGAAGTCTCCACCTCGGATCATCAAGTCGCTTGACTTTTTTACGATGAACTTGGGGTAAATCTCCGTCACGCTACGTTTACTGTTGCGTGTGGAAATCATCAGAAAATCAAGCATTAGATGTGTCTCCTTATTCAAATATCACACAATATCATTCAAGAATTCTTGCATCTGATACCAGATCTCAAGTTTGCGCATATCTCGATGAGAATTCCTGGCAGTAAATAGGCCTCCTTTACCGTCAGGCGAATAATCTCTATCGAGAAATTGGTTAATTCGATCAGTAGCTTCTTTTTTGTCGAAGTTTTTGTCATACATGTCACCAAGTCCAAGATTGGTGATCATTCCCCAAAACCACTGAGCAGTTCTGTCTCCATATGCTGGATCATTCATAATATTCTCGCATTCAATTGCAAGCGATACCATCATTTCAAGCACGGAGCATGGACCGTCAATAAACTCAGACAGATCATCATAGCCGTTGACAAACGAATATCTGTATCGGAGATTAACACCGTCTCTAGCCCGGTTTTCATCTCTTGGAACAGAATATCGAAACTCGATAATGTGCAATAAAGTCAGTAATTTCCTATAGGAAATATCTTTTGAAAATCTATTTCCGCATACAAGGTCGACCATCCACTCAAAATATGAGTTTTTGATCTTATCCTCAATCGTCATAATTGTTGGTTACGGCAAGGATCTCGTAATCAATCATTCGCTCCTCGTTCCGTACAAAGACAGAATCGTCCTCATACTCACCGAAATGATCCAGAGACTCCTCGCCAATCATATCTTCAATTTCACCAGGATCGATAATGCAGTTATCTTCATCGGTAAGAACGCCGTCTGCATAATAGGTCAGACTGATCGTTTCATAATCCGGGTTATCCCCAAAGATTTCAGGGGAAATCACATAAGGCTTGTCGTGCATAGTTTCAATTCCCTCCACAGTAGAATATCCGTTTTTGTTGATGATTTCCTTATACTCAGAAACTTCTTCGGTCTGACCTTCATTGGGTTCCTCGACCTCTTCAGCTTCATCTTCTGCTTTATTAGCAGAAATCTCCTCCTGTCTACGTCTGTAGAAGACATCCTTAACGGAGTCAATCTCCTCCTGAGCAAGGCGCTCGTACTTACCTTTTACGAGCTTCCAAGTTACAAACGAGCCAAGTGCAGCACCGACTGCAAAAATAAAGAACTTATTAATGGTATTTCCCATTTTATCGTCGTCTCCTTCGATTCGATTTTAAGGTTTAAGAAAGATATGAACCCGTGGCCAATCAAATACTGAATAGCCACGGATAGTCCATCATATCTTGCCACTTATTTCCAGACCCTATGGTATTAAGCCCCCTCATTCAAATCATATCGAGAATGGGGCCGTCAACGTTAAAATCTAGAAGAATGGAGCGTTCGTACCCGTTCACGAAGTTACGAACCTTTTCAACATTTGCGCGATAGATGCCAAAATCAACGAAGTTGTCGCCTACGGGATTCTTTTCATCATAAATCCAGCCAACAATCTGACCGGCCTTAGTACGAGGAATATCGAGCATATCGTAAACTTCATTCAGGAACAGATGACCCTTGGTTTTAAGAAGCTCATTCGCCCAGTTTTGCTGCTGCCGCAGAAACATCAGATTGAGCTCAGGATCCTTAGTCCAACCGTGACAAAGTTCATCAAAGAAACGAGCGTATTCGCTTGTCGCATCGGGGTCGGCAATCTGAACGGTCGTCATTTCCTTCTTTTCCTTGCCCTTAGAATCAACGGTGGTCTCTTCGAATTCCTTAGCTTTGACATTATAGCGAAGTTCCTTATCGAGCTCCTCGCCAAATCGTTCAACAACGCGGCTACGATAGTCCTTGAAACCCTTATCAACCGCGGCATAGGCGGCAGCCAGAGCAATATTTCTCTTTCTCAGAATATTATGAGAAGATACGATGCACGCGATAGATGCAATGCCAAGCAGCACGGAAGGACCATACAGCTTGATAAACTTAACTGCCGTCTGCGTATAGACGATCACCGTGTCTTTCTTTGCATCCTCAGTAGTGTAGTCCACATTCTCCATCTCAGACGCCTGATGAATCTTGTCCATGTCGTCATTGTGAGCATCGAGGATTTCACAAGCCTTAGTCGTGGCTTTGCACGCCATGACCGTAGACGTAACAACGCCTGCAATACCCGCGACGACAAGAATTTCAGGGCTTGCCTTCTTGATCTTAAATCCAACGCGATGCATAGTTCTGGATGCGGCGCTCAGAATATCATTTACTTTTACTTTCATTATTCATTATTCTCCTTCTTAATAATATTACCCAGTTCAATTACGATTTTCATCGCAGTATCCACTGGGACTCCATTTTTTACAAAAACAGTCATAGCCTCTCTGATGATTTTCTTTGTCTCGTCGTCCGGAGCCAAAGAAGACAAGACATCAATCGCGACCATGTCCTTAAACTGCTGGACTGCCGCTTGGTAATCGAATTTGTAGTCCATAAGTTATCCTCCTTTATAGATTTTATTAGCTAGCAAGGATATCGTCCTTAAATCGGCAAGGGTTTCGGAAGTTTAAGCAAATACCCATCTCTGACGTGAATGGGTTCTGCATTACGGATATTCGTCCACCCGTATTTATTATCAGTATAATTACCGGTAATGCCAACCAAATCATACAGATCGGCAACACTAACGATGCCATACATTTCGATCAGTTCGTCCATACGAGCAAGAACGTCTTCAGCTTCGCCGCGAGTTTCGAGAACGACGTCATCAACACTATATCCAGTTCTTACCGGAGAATTTAGTTGACGGCGATCGCTATCTCGACGGTCGTAAAAGTTTCGATAAGAAACACTTCCAGCAGGAGAATTCCTCCTTGATCTACCGGTCTCACCATAAAGAATCATCTCGATACCGTTCGTAACGATATCAGAAATGGCCTTCTTAAACGCCGGAATCAAAACATCCATTAGGACGTAAGACTTGAGATTGGCAGCATCATCAGAGATAAAGAGCCCCTTTGCTTTCTCAAGCCCGCTTTTCTTTCGAGTCTTTACCGCGCCATGAACGACCTTCTCGACCTTCTTATCCTTGGGATTGGCCGTTTCCTCTTTAGAACGATGAGAGTTGGGTTTATACTCTTCCATATAAATTTCCCCCTTCAAATATCAATGGTCAACTTACCAGGAAGAGTAATCTTCGTGCTGGCAGTCTTTCCGTGTGCTTTCTTGTACTGATAAATTAGATTACTTCTCGCCTTTTCAGCAGAGACTGCGTACGTAGATCCGGTCCAACGATTTGAAATAATCACATCAAATTCTTTAACTGGACCATCATAAAAATATCTAGTCATTCACGACCCCTTTCAAAAATGCAAAAGGGAAAGTACCTTGTTACAGGTACTAACCCTTTTAGGAATTACTCCTCCACATCAGAGTCGTCGATGTCAATAATAACATCGTCAGACTCATCGGTCTCGAAATCTTCGGTTTCATCATCCAGAGCCAGATTCTTCTTGTGCATCTTGCTGTAGCCGATCATGGCAATGGTGACAGCCGCCGCACCAACGGCAACTTTCTTCCAATGCTTCTTGATCGCTGCTCCAACCTTAGACGCAGCAGTCTTAATCTTAGACTCCTCGACGTTCTCAGTCTCAGTGACCTCAACAGCCTCGACGTTCTCAACATTCTTCATAATAATAAACTCCTTTCAAATGTAGAAAATATAGGTTTTATTCCTCATAAAATGATGTGTTTTTTTCGCGAATTTAACTCTTGTAGTAGTTATATCGCGGCTCTACGCTATAATCCATCACAAGGCAAGGCGTTCCGTCATCGGTAAGCTGTGAACTGAAAGAAATATCAAGAAGTCCATCTCCAAAGATATTCCAGCCAAGATCTTCACCGATTTTTGTGCATTCCATGCCAAGCTCATCATATAGATCATTCAAGGAGACATAGTTGTCACACAGCATTCGTTCATTTATCTTGTTCTTCGCGGATTCTATTTTCTGCATACTGGATTGAAAATATCTTCCGCTGATAGAATCAAAACAGAGTGTAGTTCCGTTTCCGGTAACGATTACATCACTTTTGGTTACCGGATTCTTTTTAACTCGTTTCTCCGCGACTTTGTCACGAATATCGCGCTCTTTCTTCTCGCCAATTGTCTCAACAACAGCGTCTCGATATTCGGCAATGGCGGTTTCAGACAGCTTATACGCGGTCGCCAGCGCGGCATTACGTTTGAAATTCACAGAGCTCGCTCCAACCAAGCATGCAATAGATGCTCCGCATGTTATTGCCGCTGGAATATAGCACTTCCATGTCGTCTTTATAACGTCTGTAACCGGAAGCTTCTCCGTTTCTAGTTCTTCCTTGCGCTCATTAAGGAGTATAACCGCCTTTGGTGTTGCTTTTACAGCAAGAACTGTCGTGGTTACCATCCCAGCGATTCCAATCCCGGTGAGAATCTCTGGCGTTCGTTTCTTAAAAGTGTTTTTGAGTGCGTTGATGAAGTTTACTGCATTTTGCTTACTCAATGCTAATTCTCCTTTCAGAATTTTTAATAAAAATAAAAGAGGCCTAAATTTAGACCCCTTTTATCTTTTACTTAAGGTTTTTTACGGCTTTTTCAACCTCCTTGGTAATGGTTTCTTCCATCTTGCGTTCTCCAGCCCAGCTGGCAAGGATACTCCCCGCAAAGCTGAGCAGTAAGCCGCCAATTGTAGCAACCTTTGCCAAATTAATTTTCATAAAGCTTTCACTCCTTTCATAATATACTCTGCAATTTTCGCGGATTTCAATCAGAATATTAATCTATGTAATTTTCACCTGGAGAGTAAGACATTTCTATAATATAACATTCGAAACTATCAGTATCATCACCGATAATTGCCTTACGATGATTGAAGTCAATCCAATAAATCTCACCAGCAACATTCCAACCGACGGTTTCACCATAATCGGTCGATTCCAAACCAAGAAATTCGTAGAATTCATTAAGTTTAGCAAAGCCTCTTAATGTATAATTTCGATTTAAGTGATACTCAGCTAGTAAAACTTTCTCTGGAGTTGACTCAAAGTAGCGTCCTGAATATTCATCATAGAATAATCGTGGTTCGCTGTTCTCGTCCATCTCTTGCGTATAGGCGTCAGCCAAACCATAGGCACGAACACAAATATCTTTTGGTTTCTCGGTGGCAATAGTATCAATAATGCGGTTGTGCGTTTCTTCGCCATAAAGCTCTTTGACTTTAGCCTTATACTCTTTGTAAGAGCTATTAATTAGTGCATAAGCACTTGCAAGGCTTGCCTGTTGGCGTTTGTTGAATATGTTAGCGCCAAATATACATCCAATGGTTGATATCCCCAAAATGACCGGTGGAATATAAATAGTCCATACTGCAGATAAGGTTTCTCCTAATGTAAGCTTTTCACCGCTTTTTTCTTCTTTGATTTCAATAACTTTTGACGCCTTAATTGCTGCTCTTGCAGTTAATAATGAAGTACACACGACTCCTGCTGCCGCCGCAACAGTTAAGATACTTGCTGAATTTTTCTTTAGGAATGTGTCGAGTTTAAGCATTTGGAATCAGTCCTCCAAACCAATTACTTTGGTAAACTTCTTAAATTCATTAACATCAACATCGCCCTCAGCATTTATGTAGACATGTGCTTTTCCGTCATTGATAGTAGCCGTAAGTTCATGAAGTTGAACATCAATATCATATCCAAGCTTCTTTTTCACCGCGGACCTAATTATTTTGGAAACGATGTTCGTCAGCAACTTACTTTTAATCTTCAATTCATCCATGCTCCATTCATCCTTTCTAAGACTGAAAGCCCTAAACAAAAATTAAAAGAGTAACAATAATGGATTTGAACCATTCTCCTCTAGGATATGCCTAGCGCTCTAACCCCATGAGCTAATTGCTTCTCTTTCATAAAATGGAATGTATTTTTCGCGAAATGAAAAGAATAGGACACCGTGTTTCAGATGTCCTAAGTCTTTTACTTCTTCTTTTTTGTCGTGACATACTTTATTATCCACGCAATAATAAGTATGCAGATGATCACATCGCCGAATACAACGGCAACAGAGCCTCCAATTACAATTGTTAGCACTGTTATTACAATTGCGAGCACCAGCAAACACGTAAATAAAATCATAAATATATCCTCCTTTAGAAGTTGTTTCATAAAGGACCATGTTATTTTAGCGAGAGAAAAGATAAGAGGCTGCGTTTGCAGCCCCTCACCTTGTAACGTTTCATCCCTTCATTCGAAAGAGTTTTTTCATAAACTCTCTCCCCGGTCCGTTCGTGACCGTTCCGGTTTCTTCAAATTTCCAGGACTTGATTGACCCCCAAATGGTCAGAGCAAACCCTCCGCCGATGCTCAGTGCTGTCAGAACATTCTTCACGATACGATCTTTCCGATCGCATTGCATCTGCTCGTTCTTAAGCTGGGTTTCGATTTCTCTACTTTCCGCTCTATCCCGAGCCTCCGCATCGATCTTCTTAGCCTCATTCGCTCGATCCAACAACTTTGTCACACCGTCCACGGTGGTCTTGTATGCCTCTGATCCAAGTTCCAGCTTACCAAGTCCGGTAATTTCGTCCTGAATTTCCTCACGCAACAGGGTTTCAATACTCATGTTAAAATCTCCTTTTAAATGATGTGAACTAATATGTTCCATAATAGGAAATGTTATTCATGCGAAATACTCGCCCGATTGTCAACTTTGAGATAGATTTGCTTGGCTTTCGAAAAGTCTACATCTTTAGAAATTACAAGGCGCCACTTGACGTTTTCTGGATCTGACTCATCAACTTTGAGAGTTCCGAGAAGCGGGTGCCTAATGTAGAATATAGCGGTCAAAACAATCCCGGTAATAATGCACCCCACAATAAAACCAATAATGTACTCCATAGCCTTTCTCCTTTCTAACTTTATTAAAATATCATTATAAAAATAAAAGATAAAGGACTAAGTTTCCTTAGTCCCAAATCTCTTAACGTTTCTTTAGGCGCTCAATAATATCGTCCTGGAACCACCAGGCGATGCTTACCGCTGTGGCAATGACCGTGAACACCAGATATCCAATCCAGTGCTTTTTTAACCATCCCATTGACGGCTTTAACACCATTTCATAATAGTCCTTAAACATTTTATTAAGTCCTCCTTTAGAATTTGTTTCATAAAGGACTATGTTTGCTTCGCGAAGTGAAAAAGTAAGAGTCTACGAATAGGCTCCTACTTTTTGAGACTACTAATTTTTAAGTCTGATAATCGTGGCGATTGTGCCACAGAGAGCCACAATGACTCCAAACATAAACAACAAATCCATAAATTATCCTCCTTTTGATATTTAAGTTAGTCTCCATTAAAGGCCACGTTTACTTCGCGAAACAAAAGTAAGAGTCTACGAATAGGCTCCTACTTTTAAATATCAATTGAATCTGTCTATGTACTTCACAAACAGATACGTTATGGCGAATGCTCCGATATACGCCAAAATCATTGTGAGATCCATAGTAAATCCTCCTTAATATTGTTTCATAAATGAACATGTAATCTTCGCGGAAAAATAAAAGAATATGCTGATAATTCATAAATAAAAAGAAGAGGGCCAGTCGTAGTGACGGACCCTCTCTCTTTAGTTACTGCTCAATTGTGTTCTTATCCTTCTGATACTGTGCCGTGCTAATGCCCAGCAGAACGCCCAGGAAAGTGTCCACAGCAGTAATGGTGCCCACCACCTGCTCACCATAAGGAAAGTTCCAAATACCAGCCAGGGCAAAATACAGAGTACCCAGTGCGGGAAGCAGATACATAGCGATCCACTTCAGAACATCATAAACCTTGTTAGACAGTTTCATTTTGATAATCCTCCTTATTTCGTGTGTTCTTTTACCAATTGTTCATAGTACTTTTTTACATTACCATTTCCGCCTCTGTTGAGATACTTTTTCCCAGCAATAAGTCTCTCGGAAATGGGCATGTCCCGGCTCATCACAGTAAGTCTTAAGATATCTAAAGATTGGTGCTTGTTTTCTTCTTTGATATCATTAAGGTCCTTACTTATTGATCGATTGCTACTCCACGTGGATATAATAACCCCAATAAGGGTCATAGTTCCCGTGATAATAGCGACAATAACTGCGTCACTCATACATTGTTCACCACCGTTCTCTTTAAAGCATTGCTTATACGCCGATTACATACCGCATAACATAATAGTTATTGGTATACGTAGAACCGCCGATAGTCTTTGACTCTGAATTGTAGACATTACCGAAGATTCTTGCGTTTTGTATGTATAGGTATTTAACGCCCTGATTCCAATGATCCGTTATATGGAAAGAGAAGCCTCTACCGCCCTCGAGCGAAACGGCCATCTTTGGAACAAAGTGGCAACTAAACTCGTCAACTGGATTAGAGGTATTACTAACAAATCGTGCAAATACAAGAACAATCCCGTTTTTCTGAGAACTTACGTCTTCAGCCAAGGTAGCTGATTGGGAATTTCCCATATAGGAATTGCCTTCCCATAAAAGTTTTTGCCCATAATCTCGTGTCCAAGCAGACCACGTTCCATCAGTTCTCCACCGCTGATAGCGCTCGCCTTGGCATGTTACAAATTCCTGATAGCAATTACTCTTATCTCCAAATGACTTAACAATAAGCCAGCCATTTACTGCAACCGGAATATTTGCTCCATTAGAGTTAATATAATAATTGCCACCGGTTGTGAGGTTATTGCAGTCTCCAGATTCAGCAACCGTAATATCCTCTCTTAATCCATTATGAAAATGAGCCGGTATTTTGACGTTGAAGCCATCATCTTCAGCAACCCCACCCCAGGTAATACCCTTACCAGATGCTCGAACATGATACAAGCAATATCCGGTGGACAGAGCCGTTGACTGAGATATAGACGTAAAGGAATCCGTAACTACCAAAGAAATATCATAAGAGTGAGCATCGTCTGCCGCTATAATATTAGACCCGCTAACATTATAGATAGATTCTGTTGGCGTAATAGTTACGCTTGTCCATTGACTATCTGTTGTCTTCTTATAATTCAGAGATGCTGTAAAAGTATTCTTGTTAGAAAGATTCGTGACAGAATACTGATAGGTTACCTTGGCGTAAACCCCCCTATCATTCTCCGTCCCATCAGCATTGCACCGATTTACGCTAAAGGAAACAATGTTTGGAACTGAATATGGGATAACGGTTATTGTTGCCGATGCTGATGCGGATCGACCACGACTATCCTTGACACCCACAGTAATGGTGTTAGACCCTGCGGTCTTTAAAGGCGCCGTATCAAACGTCTGTGATATATAGCGAGTGCCATTTGCAGATGCAGAATATGACGAGATTGAAGATCCAAATATTCCTGAGCCATTGATCACGACATGCAAGATCGACTGCCCTTGAATATAACCACCGTAGGTATCTTTGTATCCCTTTGCATCAGAGAGAGACATACCACATGTTGGTATAACACTGCTCGGGATCGCTAGCCATACTGATTTTTTTGTTGAACCAATTGCAGCATTACCATTGTTTGTTGTAAGAGTAAACTCACAATACACATTCGTGCCGTTTGGCGCCCCCTCCGCAAGCTTTAGTTCGGGAGTAAACGACCAGGATGTCGCGGGCGACTTTGTAGCAATTGTTCCACTATAAGATCCGCATTTCCAGGTCAATGTGTGTGTGAAATCACTAGATTTACGATCCGCGGTTATTGTCTGAGCCACCCCGAGTGTTCCGTCAGCTACGGACAAGTCGGATGCTCGTGCAATTGTATCTAAGGTAGGAGAACCTACGCCCGTACAAGTGACCGAAGTATAATATACAGCAGCACCAATACTGATATTGAAAGATCGAGTACCATCGCTATTGTGCGTGAGCGTCTTTGTACCGCTTGCCACAACGCCAGGGTATCGTTCAACATAATTTGACTTGCTATATACGCTTGCGCCGTCAATATTGACATAGACAGTTCTCTCTGCTACCCATCCGGTACCACCGGCCGCGTTAAGAGTCCAGGAAATGGTCGATGTGTTATTTGTTATTGACTGTGTAGCAGTCCAATTCAACCGATAGTATCTACTGTACTCACCAGCATTTGTTGCTACAGATCCACTTAGCGCCATTAACCGCTCGCCCCCTCATCAGTAGAGTTGTTGACCTTCAGGAACATAAGAGAGCCATCAGATCTAGGAATGAATGCAAAGTTACCAAACTGAGCTCGCTCAGAGACTTCAACCATGATATTACCAGTATGGAAATCTAATCCATCCCACCAGCCTTTAACCTTACCGTCTTGTTCAAAGCAAATACGGTCATTATCGATAGTCAACTTTAGTGTACTTTCACCAGAGCCAATCTCAATACCATCTTGAGAGAAGTTAATATACTTACTAAGAGTTGTAAACCTATTTTCCACATCTCCAGTAAGACTATCAATCTCTTCTACTGTGGTATTGAAGTTCATAGTGATCCGATCGGATAGTATGGCTAACTGTGCATTGACTGTTTCTCGAAATTGAGTGTAATCTCCATTCTCAACATACCCTTTAAGAGCCTCGGAAATCGCATCGTTACAAGCAGATATAATGTCCGCCGTTTGCTTACTGAATGACGTCTGTACATCGCCTATAGTATCATCAATGGTTTTTCCGGTTGCGCTAAATATCATACTCTCGGCCGAAATAGCAAGCTTATACTTAGCCGTTCCAGACTTGCAGTAATATTTAGTTGTTCCCCCGTCTACGTACGAGTAAACTTCTTCTCCGGTGATTGTAGGAACACCAAGTGCAGTTCCCCCAGTAGGTTCTTCAGATATGACAGTCGATGTCTTAGTATAAACATCACCATCATAAGGACCGCTGGATAGAGGTTCCCAGCCAGGGTCAGTATCAGGAATCATTCCGGTCGCGTCGCCAGTTGCAATGTAATAGCCGCCATCGAAGGTTACGACATCATCCACCGTATAGACGGTAGCAGAATCCCACTCGCCTTTGAAGGTTAGAGTCTTCTTGGTTACCTGATAAACCGTTTCGTCCGTAATTTCCCGATAATACTTCAGATAGTTGGTCTCATCGCCGACGTTCAGTTCGCCATTTTTCCCAAGAAATATACCTCGAGTTGTGTTGGATGCGGAGGACTTCGCTCCGGAATATATAGCACTATCACTGATGATGAAGCCACCAATTGTGGCGTCAAAAGCAACCAGATCATGGACATTGATCTTTTCAGCAGTGATTGTTTTTGCGGTGATTATACTACCGTTCAGACTATTATACTCAGTCTGCTCAGCAGATACGGAGACTCCATCCGTATTTAATTTGTAATACAGGCCGTCACTGCCAAGAACGACCAGCTTATCAGCCTTGATGGTACCGCCTTCGATAAGATCACCAACGATTGTAATACCAACCAGTTTACCAGTTACTGTTGTATCACCAACAACAAGATCCTTGATAATACCGGATTTGGCATAGAAGTTCTCGATAGCAGCCTTACCGATGTTCGTGAACTCAATGTTCGCATACTTCAAGTCAGCCTGCTCAGCAGATAATTTGTTAACCTCAAGACTGTCGATATCAGCCTCGATGGCTGTGAATTTGTCGGTCGCCAAGTCTTTGAATTCACCATATGTAGCCTCGAGATTATTGACAGTGGCATTTGTCGCTTCCAGATTCTCGATGGTTGCATAGGTTGCTTCAACGACTTCGGCATCGATCTTCTTAGCCTCAAGGTTTTCAATTGATGCATCATGTGCGGTCAGCTTTTCTTTGATGACCACATTATCCGCTTCAAGAGATCCGACGCTAGCTTCAGTTGCAGTAAGGCGCTCTTTAATGGTTACATTTTCGGCAACTAAAGTGTCAATACGTGCAATTTCAGCTTCAAGTTGCTCGACACTAACTTTGTCAGCGATGATGATTTCAAACTCAGAAATTTTATTACCAAGGTCTTTTACATCGCCGGTTCTAGCTGCTGGGGAACTAAGGTTGCCCGTGATAGTTGCCGTATGGTTTTTAACCATTACAGTAACTCGTTCTCCGCTTTTTACATCAGTTGTGGTCTCGATAGGGGTCATAAGATCAGAGCCATCCAGCTTTACGTATGTAGCCCCTTCATATACGACCACCGTACCATATACCGTAGCCTCAGTTTGCTCTTTTTTTTCGGGTTGCACAATCTTCGCAAACTGGGATACCAGATCGCTTGACAAACTCACAATGTATCACCCCATAACTTTTTTGAAAATACCGCAGTTTCTGTAACTGGAGCGCCGGGCTCGCACTTGATTGTCTGACTTATTACCTTGGCCTTAACATTGGTGACTCCGGCTCGTGCGTAATTTATTCGTACGCAATCACCGAGTCTAACCGGGCAATAGCCATGTGTGTATGATATTGAATACTCAACCGTTGATAAGGTCTTCAACAATGTCTTGGCGTATTCTTGAATTTGTGCATCGGTTGGAACCCCTGAAATCTTAGGATTTGTTTCTCTATAACCGATTTTTCTGCCTCTATTCACTATTGATGTTGGGCTGTTAGGATCATCATTGACAACCTTTGCATAGTAGGAATCTCGTCCATCGGAATATACGACCTCGACAACATTCGGAACATTGAATAGATCATGCTTCATAGACAATTCTGGATAAAGAATTGAACTATTTGAGTCATCATAAGTCCATACTGGCTGCAAAGATGCAGGGTCCTGCTTAGGCGAAAACAGAACTCTGCCAAGCTCATCAAGTTCCAGGGTATACTTTGCACACTTAATCAAATCTCGAACAAAGGAGAACCAGGTATCATCGGTGTTTGATACAAAATCTGAATATAGTGTGTCGGGGCACTCTGCGGCAATGATTGGTGCTCGCATTCGCTCTCTTGCGATGACATATGCCATTTCCATAATATTCTGATCTTTCAAAATTGAATATCCAAGAGGAGGGGTGTTTTCTTTAAGCTCGATAAGTGGTGTGTATGCGTCCATTGTTACTTCCCGAATCTTACCATCAAAGGAAGAAGAAGGGGTTTGGACTAAGAAAGTGCCCAAGGGATGACGCTCCCTTAGTCCATTTTGAATCGTTACAAGGTACACTCGAATGTATGCTTCACCAACCGAGTTGGTAACATCGATGGTTGCAGATCCCAGCGTATCGGTTTCAGCATCTCTATTGATAGAGCATGACTTTACGTTGTCCAGAAGCTTAATCTCTTTCCAAGTACCAGGATCGACCAGATAGTATTCAAATGATTGTTGCATCGATTCTGCCCAATTAGGCATATTACACCCCTCCTTCGACTCGAGTAATAGATAGCGTGACCGGAATAGTTACTTCACAATGCTTTTGGCTAAAGGATACTTTAACACTTGCCCAATATCCACTTCCTGAAGGCTCGCGAACATACGCATCGCCAAGCCACACTGCAAGACGACGAAGTTCATAAAGAGTCTCTTTGTCTTTTTTCGGAATTTCCAGATTCCAGGTGGCTGTTTCACCCTTTTGCGTTCCGTAATAACTTACAGGATGAGAACGACCGATGTATTCAATAAGAGACACATCTTGCTCATAGGCATCGGACACATCAATGTTATAGGGAAGCTTGAGCATTGATCCAGTCCATGGACGATCCATAAGTAAACCGCCTGTAGATGAATCAAACTCCTTCCACTCCTCGTCCCATTGGATGATCACGGCCTTTCCACCCACAGGATAACCTGGAATATCATTGAATCCAATGGTACCGGTAGATTCTGTTGTTGATACGATCCGATATCGAGCATAGTCAAGCGCGGGATGTGGGTCAGTAATTACAATGTTTTTTGTATTACTAAGACCTTTGGCGATCTCGGTAAATCCGCCATCATACTCTCTTCGATATACGGAAAGAGTTACCCCGTCAACAAGAACCCCATCGTTATTCCTACATTCAGGGCGAATATACGCCACAAGTGCATCGGGATCAATTGCAATGCCAGCATTTGGATTGTAGGACGTATCGGACCACACCACGGTAAACGAAAGCGTGCTTTCTTTATTTAGACCAGAATTCATTGAAACAATGCACGTAACCGTGTAAGAAACCCCGTTTTCAAGATTGACATTTCCGGCAGAGAACTCAACCATAAGCGGTGTATTAATGTCGAAATACTTGGAATATACAGCCGTTCCAGCATTAACAATCTTTGTATTACCAACATTATCCACCGTCTCATAAGCACTGTCTGCAGAAATCGTCAAATGATATCCGATCGGAGCTTGGGTCTTCGGACCAGCGATACCAGAAATATAAAATGGGAATGTGGTTACCGTATTGATAGCATCCCCATCGCCATCGATCATTGCAAGAGTCAATGTAGGTGGCGCATATACGTCAATGCTCCGAAGTATGGACCAATCGCCATAGGTCTTAGTTACACCAGCTGTACGAACACGCCATTTGATCTTCGCACCATCGGCGAACACATAAGACTTCTTACAGTAATATGCCGTTGCACCGGAAGAATCGATATAAGAATATACATCATAACCGGTGGTAGTTTTAAACCCGGTAGGAGTTCCGCCAGCAGGCTCCGTTTCAAGAATATTCGTGGTGGCCGTATATGTATCACCGCTTTTTGTTACTTCATAGAAAGTAACAGTCTTGATTACGTACGAACTGGTTTTATCCTGATCCTCCTTAGGACGATCATTCTTGATGGTTCTTGTCTCGGTTATTCCGTTGATGGTCAATTCCAATTCGGCATAGGTCTGAGTAGAATTATCCTCGGCATTATGAACCCAGTAGAGAGTTACGTCCTCACCAACAATTGCAGTCGTAGTAGAAGACCAGGTTGTGGGCGCGATTGGCTTCTTACCAATCGATGTCGACTTGATTCCAGACCAAGGGGACTCACCCTTTTCATTAACCGCGCGAACTCGAAAGAAATACTCGTCTCCGGTTTGAAGACCCGTCTTTTCGAAGTGATTGAACTTAATGCCCGTCGCAGTCATCGTCTGGTCAGAGTTATCGAAATATCGTTCTTCTGTTGCATACTCGATATCATATGTATCAGCACTATCAACGGCCGTCCACTCTAAGTAGACAGACGTTTCAGAAGCAGCTCTGCAGATCGTGATCTCGCTCGGGGCAGACGGAATAGACTTAATCGTATTCGAGAAATTTGACCATTCGCCGGGGACTTTGGATGTGCCATTCAGATTTACTGCCCTGCAACGAACTCGATACTCGCCACCAGCAGCCACATTGCAAGAAAAGGATGCCTGACAGGTAACAACGGTAGCCAAACCTGAATTAACAAGTTTGGTCCCGTTATACACCTGAAATTCAATCTGATCAGCTCGTGCGTCTGAAATGTTCTCAAGCGATGCCGTAAGTTTATACTGATCGATGATTACATTCGGCACAGACACATTCTCCGGAGGATCAACTGCCACAGAATATTTGGCTTGTACTTTTGTACCCTGCCAATAGGAGGTTTCGGTATTATTTACCCTGTATGTCTTAGAGACCGGAGTAACAGCGACAAGAATGAAATTTGCATTGTCCGGTGCATTATAAGTGGAATGAGATTCAGTTGTTGTAGAGGAACTACCTTCGAACCAAATACCATCTCCGGAATCATAATACCATTTGACTTCATAGTGGTCTAACGTATTCGTGGAAACGGGAGAGCTAGACCCTCCTGAGTCGGCAATCAAGTTATTAACATCGATAGGACTCTGGATATTGTGGGTACCACTAACATTTCTGCCAAGGACCGCCCGATTTCCAGTAACCTGAACAACATACCAACGATCGCTCATTACCCAGGAGGGAATTGCAACTCCATTATAATACCTAGAACCTGCTTTAATAGAGACAAGAGATCCGGCTTTTATGGAGGGGTTGGTGGTTACTGTTCCACCATCAAAACTCCAACTCGCATAATGAGAATCACTACCGGTCTGCTTCTTGATAGTTAGATTTTTAACAGTAACCACAGATTTATGTCCTCCCTTCAATTCGTGCAGCACGCACAAGAGTTCTTATTGCATCGGCAACGTTTCCATTATCGTCATAACTGATGCCATTAATAGTATAGCTATCGCCAGAAGACTCACTGATCCTTCGACCGAGTCCATTAATGGCAGAGATAACATCATCATTAGCTCCACCATTTTGACGACGATTCATGGAAGCTGCAATAGATCCAACAGAACGAGTATTAACCGACAAAGTTTGTCCACCAAACATTCCACCGATTGTTCCAATACCAGATTTAACATCTGACAGATCAAGAACAGGTCTAATAGTCGGTTGTGCATCAATGTCAGAATTTACAAAGTCTGCAACTTTCGAAATAGCCGAAGATATACCGCTTGTTGCAGAATCGCCAAGACCATAGCTAGAGTTGTAAACCCGGTCGGACATCTTGCGCATGCCTATGATCAAGCCCTCGCCAAGCCACTTACCTGCTTTTATTGTCAATTTAGACGGGGATCTGGAGGCCTGGCCATCTCTCTCACCCTTTACAGCTTTTCGTCCAAGGGCATAGGCAGCATCATAAACATCGCCATACTTTGCCTTTATGCCTTCAACAAGACCATCGCCAAGGTATTTGCCAGCGCTCTTAAACTGGTTTCTTTGTTCATCAGTTCTAATCGCTGAAGATGCTGTCGAAGCAAGGCTTTTTGCGCTGTTCTTGATCGAGTTCTTTTGCGCTTTGAGCCCATCGCAAAGCTTCTTAGCTAAATCCTTACCAGCGCTGCTCATCCGAGGCTTAAACTCGGAAATTGCGGTTATAATTGATCGCATTGCGGAGCTTATCTTTGTTGCATTCAAAGCAGCAATGAACGATGCTATGAAACTAGACCCGCCTTCGGAACCAGCAGATCCAAATTTACTCTTAACAGAATTAACATCGATTGAACCAATATCAAGCTGTTCAAGATTAAGATTCGTGATGAGTCCCTCTTTGAATGCAGTAGCCGAATCGGAGCCAAGAGTATTGAACTTAGATGTTATATTCTCTTTGTTTCCATCAACCTCAGACCCAATACTATCCATGAAACTTGAACCGCCTTCAGAACCGGCAGATCCAAATTTGCTCTTGATAGACTCAAGATCCATGGAGCCAAGATCCAGAGAATTAAGATCGACGTTATTACCAAGCCCATCCATGAAACTCGAACCGCCTTCAGAACCGGCCTCACCCATTCCGTTTTTGGCTTTTTCGGCAAGACTCTTAGCAGACTCCTCGACATCTCCAGAACTTTCATCCAAACCGAGCTTGAATCCTTCTCCAGTGTTTATACCGAGTGCTTTCATTACTTCGGATGGAGAATGTATACCAAGGAACTCTTTCACAGAATTCACGACGCCGCCACAGAATGTCTTAACAGCATCGATAACAATACTTATAGAATCGAAGATTCCCAGCGCAAAACCAGCAACCAAATTCTTTCCTGCTTCGACCGCCTGAATAGTAACATCCAAGGCCGAACTAAGAACTAAAAATGCTCCAGCCAGAGCCATAATACTAAGAGCGCCAAGCAGAATTGCGATACTTAGTGCCGCAACTCCAGCAGCCAAAACCAACGTTCCAGTGCCAGCAGCAATGGCTCCAATACCAAGTAATGCAAGACCCGCAGCAACTTTGGCAAGAACCTCGAGTACTGATGTACCAAAGACAGACATAACGGACTTAAAGTCATCCATGGACCCCTTACAAGCTGAAACTGCGACTACGAAAGAGTTTATTCCATCACCAAGTGATGCCAATCCTTTAGCAATCAGAGGAAGCGCTATTCCAACAAGTGCCAACGCCCCAGCAAATATCATAGCAGCGAGGGCAATACCAATGAATGCTACAGAAAGAGCTAAGATTGCTGCGCTAACCGCTATCAACGGTATGGCTATAATAGCTAATGCTGCAGAAAGAACGATCATTGTCTTCAAAAATCCCCAGACATAGTTAGAACAGCCAGCAAGAGTTGTTATAAGTTTTGCAAATCCATCTGCGAGAAGCGGGAGCGCCAGACCAACGATATACAAGGCTCCTGCAAACGCTATAGCCGCAACGCCAACGGAAAGGATGACTGCTGCCAAAGACAAAAGAACAGCGGCCATGAGTCCAGCGCCGGCAGCGAAAACTGTAAACAATGCAGCGACACCACACAGCGCAACCAATGCTACAACCAAAAGCAAAATGCTTTGACCTATCTTCTCAGTAGGAATTGCGGATAGAACCAGCAGAGCGGCTGCAATAGCCAAAAGGCCAGTTGCCGCTATCAGCAAACCAGCTCCAGAAGCAGCCCCACCGAATTTACCAATTACTGCAAGTGCTACACCAAGGGCTAGCAATGCTAATACCAACGATTCAGCCGCTGTACGAAGCTTTTCAGAATCAATCACAGTGGTCAGCAAATAAAAGATGCCAGCCAGAGCTCCAATGACAGCAGTCATAGCAAGGAGCGGCTTAACGGCCTTATCGGAATCCTTTGCAGCGGTCAACAAAATCGTTAGAATAAGACCAAGTATTACAACAACGCCCAAACCCTGAGCAAGATGCGCTATCTTGACAAGGCCAAGTAAGACAGAAATTGTCGCCAAAACAGCGATAGCTCCTGATATTGCCAACAGCGTCGATGCAATTTTTGGAGCATCACTACCGACTTCTCTAATAGTAAGAATCAGGAAACCAACCACAAGAGACAGCAGAACCATGCCCGTTGCCGCTATGCCCAATGTATTCCAGTTCATACTTCCGAGTATTTTTACGACCATTGCCAATATTGCCATGGCTCCAGAAATGCCCAGCAATGTAGCTCCGATCTTCGGTGCATCTTTTTCTACTTCTCGAACAAGCAGAATCAATGTTCCGGTAATAAGAGCTAATAGCGTAATTCCGACTGCAGCAACGCCAAGTTGAGGCCAACTTATACCTCCAAGCAGCCTAACTGTAATGGCTAGCAGCGCCATAGCTCCAGCTATAGCCATCATGGTACTTCCGATATTGGGCGCGTCCTTTTTTGCCTTCTTTGTTATAAGCACAAGAGCGCCAACAATAACAGTTAAGCCTCCCATTGCCGCTCCGGCCACTCCGAGTTGAGGCCAGGACATGCGTCCAAGCATTCTCACAGCAACAGCCAATATAGCAAAAGCTCCAGCGATCTTCATGAAAACATCTTGGACCTTTTCTATATTTTTACGGTTCTTTGTTATCTGTATAAGAATTGCAATCGTCGTCATCAAGCCGGTCAGTGCGACCATAGCCACATCGAGTTGCTTTGGGGATAGGCCGCCCAATATCTTCATAACCAGTGCGAGCATGAGCATGGCTTTTGCAATTTTCCCAAATACGCCTTTAACGTCTTTAAGATTTCTTCGATTTTTAGTTATTCGTATAAGAATTGCAATGATTCCCATCAAACCAACCATTGCTGTTCCAGCCACAGCAAGTTGCGACCAAGACATTCCGCCGAGCATCTTTAGTGCAAAAGAAAGAATAAACAGCGCAGAGGAAAGAGCCAGTAAGGTCGATCCCATTTTTTGAACTGTTGTAGGTTTAATCTTACTGATAACTACAGCAAGAATGCCAATGACTGCGGCAAGAGAAGCAATCATGCCGAATGCTTCCCACATATAACCAGAATCGGTCTTAGCAAGCTTCGCCAATACAAATATAGCAGCAGAAAGAATTCCAATGGAGATTGCAAAGTTAAGAATCGCCTTTGAAGTCTTTTCGAGTCCTTTGGTCTTAAAGTATTTTCCAATATCAATGAACATACTTTTTATACCATCGCCAATAGCGCCAAACATGCTGCCAAGTTTCGCAAAAGGCGAGGCAAACTTATCAAGCACTTTCGCAAATCTATTTGCAATAAGGAGGGTGCTCCCGACAAAGACAATACTCAAAACGGCACCAAAGTCGATCCCCTTTACTACTTCAATGCACTTTGCTCCGAAACTCTTTAATGCATTCCAAGCAATAGAAGCTCCATTTTGAATTCCCTGCACAAAACCAGCGATAACATTTTTACCGATCTCAAAGAACTCAGTAGATGGCGAATGGATACCAAGAACGCCCTTAACAGCCTCAAGAATCCCCCTACCGAATTCAACCATGATTTCGATAACTTTTGACATTCCACTCTTAAGCCCATTAACGAGCCCAGAGAATATATATTTGGGAATGTTATCTGCTTCTTTTAGACCTTTAGTCCAACTTTTAATACTTTCAGATGACTTTTCAAACCAGTCTCTAATACTCTTAAGAACCCTCTGAATCGTTTCGTTGTTCTTAGCCCAATCATAAACCGCAATGGATGCATCTTTTATGGCCGAAGCAACCGCTTTTATAATTGGGGTAAGAAGTTCAATGGCTTTGGCTATCAGATTATGCTCTTTAAGCCAATCTCTGAATTTAACAATTGCATCGCCTACCGCAGCAGTGACATCCAGAATCTCGATGTTAAACGAACTAAGTACGGCCTTTAAAATTTTAAACACAATGTTTAATCCGCTGCCAATAGCCATTCGAAGAATGTCAATCACGGCAAAAAGTCCCTTAAAAGATCTCTTGAGCTTATCGGCTCGCTCTTCTGAGAATACGAGACCCTTGGAGAGCTTATTGACAACCTCAAGAAAACTACGCATAGCGCCAGAAGTCTTAGAGAAGTCGAACGTCTCAAGAAATGCGTCCTTTAAAGCTTTTACAATTGAAACGAGCCCCTGAATGGCATTCTTAATCGTATCAATGATTAATTCCTTTCCAGTAGGCTTCTCAAGATTAGACAAAAGCTCGTTCAAAGGAGTCCCTGTTTTTTCCGCCTCTTCTGCCAGCTCCCGAAGCTTTTTGGACTGTTCATCGGTGTATCCTATGCTTTTTAATTCTTCTTCAGAAAAGTCACTTATGGTCTTGGATAATTCATCGGCAGTTAAATTGCACTCAGACCAAGTTTTACCATTTCGTTCCCAAACATAGTTAACAAGCTTTTGAACTTCGGCATACTTATAGCCCGCTTTTGTAAGTGCTTTTACTCGGTCCTCGCCATTGCCATAGTCACCACGAATAACCTCTTTTACAACTTTATTAAAGTATTCAAGTTTATCCGTAATATCGGTTGTAGCCTCAGACGCGTGTTCTTCAACCTTAATAAATTTCTTAAGAGTTTCAACAATAATGCTCTTCGAAAGCTTTCCAGCAGACATGACTCCGCCAAGCGTTCCGTACTTTTTAATAAGGTCGTCAATAGAAATGCCATGCTTGCTAGCAACCTCTTTCAATTTCTCCTGAAATTTATCAGTTGAAACCCCAGCATCGTTAATTTTCTTTATGAACGTATCCCATTTTGAAGATGTAAATGCTTTTCCGAGACCAGAAAAGTATTTCTTTACATCTAGCTTTTTAACGAACTCGGAAACTTTGTTTATGAGGTTTGTTAGCACGGAAACGACGTAGTCTGCAACTGGAGCGATTGCTGTCTTAATGTCATTAATCTTTACTCGAACATTATTCAAGAGCTGAACAAGTGCACCGTTCTGTTCAACTAATGGCGATACAAAAAGAGCACCGATTCTTGCCAAGGCGGCCTTAACATTCGACAAAGCGCCGGTCAAAGTCTCATTGGCTTTCTTAGCATGCTCACCAAAGGCATTATCCATGGCGGACGCAAAAGTGTTAAAGTCAATTTTACCCTTTGAGACCATTTCTCGAACTGCGCTTTCCGACGTGCCAAGAGCCTCAGCAAGAGTCGCTGCAGCGTTCATACCTCGAGAAGAAAGCGACAAGAGGTCGTCGCCCATCAAACGACCCTGACCAGCAACCTTAGTGAAGATTCTACCAATCTCGTCGTATTCGCTGTTAGTCATTGCAGCGACGCCAGCAACTGCCCTCAATGAAGAGAACATCTGATCGCCGGCCCTAATTCCAGACGCAGCAAACTGAGAAGCAACCTTTGCAGCGGAGTCCAAGCTATAAGCAGTTCCATCGACCGAATCATTGACGTTTTTCATAACCGCCTCAACAGCAGCTTCGTCCTTGAGCAGACCCTGCAATTGGAAATGCGCGTTCTCAAGGTTCATAGCTCTTCGCTTACCGCCTTGAATAATTCCTTCTCTGATGAAGCTCGTTGCCGCTCTTGAAATCCTACGAACAGAATCTATAACAGAGTCGGTGAACTGCTCAACGATACGCATTCCAGCAATTCCAAAAACAGAAAATCTATTCTCAAGCCTTTGAACACTAGCTGCAATGTCGTCAAATGAAACCTTTTTAGAAGCTTTCTCAAGGTCTTCAAGACCCTTTGAAGCTCCTTTGAAGTTTAAACTACTCTTAAGCTTATCAATTGTGCCCATGCTAGTTTTGACATTAGCTTCGAACTGCTTATTGTCAAATTTCATGGATACAACTTTTTCATCGACTTGCCTACTCATAGCTTAGTAACCTCCTTCCATGCATCATTTGCTATTTTATTAAAGATTGGGCGCATAGCAGGATTTATGTAGTCTATTCCTTCAACCCAACTGCCATTCCTAGTTCCATGACCATACTGCAATATAATGGCGATGGGAACTCCATCATTCACATTTGAGTTGTAGAAATTTATGGAAGCGGCTCCATTTTGATGATTGATACTATAGTACCACGAGCTTGCCGTTTTACCAGTATCAACCGGCGTTGCAGACGAAAGGGCGGCTACTCCCTCCCGACCATACTTGTCGAGCTCGCCCAACTTAACTACTTCTTTAGCTCTTTCAAAGAATTTAGTTAACTTTGAAAAGTCGCCCTTTTGTCTGAACGTAATCATTACTTATTCCTCACTTGTGCATTAGTTCATTGACGCGATTCTGTACCGCATCATAATCATAACCGGCCTTAGTCAGGCGGTTCTTGCGGTCAGCACCATTACCCCACTTGCCAAGGATTACCTCGCGTGCGATCTCATCAATAGACTTCTTGGAAGGCTGGGGGGTCTTACCAAGCATCTCGTTAACGCGCTTCTGAACGGTATTGTAATCGTAACCGGCCTTGGTCAAGCGGTTCTTTCTATCCTGACCATTACCCCACTTTCCGGCGATCACTTCACGAGCAATCTCATCGACGGACTTCTTAGGAGGCTTAGATGCCTTGCCAAGCATCTCATTGACGCGGTTCTGAACAGCATCATAATCATAACCGGCCTTAGTCAGACGATTCTTACGATCAGCGCCATTACCCCACCTACCAGCGATCACTTCGCGAGCAATCTCATCAATAGACTTCTTGGAAGGGGTGGGGGTGGGAGTAGGTGCAGGCTCGCTCTCGGTCTTGTACTTGACGCCAAAATAGTTGCAAATACCCCTTGCAATAGCTTCACCAATTGCATTCGTATTTGCGATAATCCATTTGGCAATCTTGGGTACATCATGGAAGTCGCATTCGACATAAACCGTAGGTGCAGCGGGGACACGAACCTCAAACAGATTGGCATTCACGCTGATGCTTTCGCTAGTACCAGGGGTAATAGGAGCAAGGGAATTGAAGACTGCCATAGCGGCCTTATAGCCCTCACCAGCCTTGTTATAGCAGAACACACGGGTGCCGCCGATCTCACCATTGTAGGCGTTGGTATGAATCGGAACATGCAGATCAGCCCCGAAGGCATCGGAGGCTCTGCAACGATTAGCCATGGTATCATACTGACCAACCATAACCTCAACACCACATCTCGTAAGCGCCTTACGGCATGCCTCGGCAATCTTGCCGCACTGAATAGCCTCGGTAGTATCACCGTAGGCGTAGTAGTTCTTCGTCTGATCAGACGGGGACAGATATACTTTCTTAGCCATATGTAATCACTCCTTATTATCCATTTGAACCAAGACTCTTTCGACGAGCGGCGTTTAGAGCCGCATTACGATTCATAATTGCGCTCTTGCTCATCTTTTTAGGCGGCTGGTTCTTGATGTCACAAACTTTAATAAGTGTCAGAAGTCGATTTAGATGCCACTTCTGGCATTCTTCAACGGGAATATTAAGTGCTATCATCCAATAATAAATTAACTCAGATGTAACAATTTCCCGACTATATTTTTTGTTTTGGCTTTCTGTAAAAGTTGTTGCTGTCATCGGAGCTTGTATATATTCATTTACAGCTTCAATGTGTCTATTTGTAAGACATGTGTAAACATTTGGGTCTACATTTCGTGTAATAGTCATGCATTTTATGTAGTCTAATGTTTCTTCATATGTCTTTGCATTTTTTGTCAAAAACGGTTTATTCCATTTTGATTCCCATTTTGAAAGAGAGACAAGAGAATGCTCCAATTGTAGTGTCTGCTCTCTGGTTTGAATAAACTCTTGTTTTTGTTCATCCCATTGTTCCGTTGCAGGTACTGTTAACTGGAGCATCCTCAGCACCTCCCACTTTATTACTTATTCGCAGAGGGCATAGCCGTCTGAGAAGCGGCCTGCTGAGCAACGTCAGCCGGGATAATCCCATTAACAAACTTAGCCGCCGCATCAGCATCAGTAGCAAGCTCCATAAACAGATTGGAGTAGGCTTCGGTCTGGGCAAATGCCGTCGAAATTTCATCGCTCTTGATAAAGCGCTTACCGTCGGGGCTCTTCTGGCCATAAGCCTTCAAGACCAGCTCTTTGAAGATCTTGATAATTGCAGGACTGTCCTGAGCAGCAATAATACGCTGAATCATCTCAGCCATGCCGCCAGAAGTGCTCATCTCCATCTCCATAACCTCAGCCTTGGTCAGGTTGAAGTAAAAGTCCTCGGTACGCTCGACCTGGTTATAATCGGTGTAAGTGATAGTCTTCTTAAGCATTGTAAAATTCTCCTTTCAAAGTTAAAAAAGTAGGGCCGCCAGCTTACCTGAATACGGCCCCAAAAGATAGGCTTCTTAGCCCGCAGCGGTCATAATAGTCTTGATCTCGTCGGGCAGAGGCAGACGAGGTTCGGTAGCACCGGTCTGACCAGCACCAGTACCGTCCTTACCATACAGAACCTCCTCCAGAGCTGCCAGCTTCTTCTCATCAACCTTGGTGGAGTCGATAGTAATGGAGGCAGTCGGCTTAGCGCCAGCAACATTCACAGGAGTGGTAGTCAGCTCCCAGGAGAAAGTAACTGCCTCGGGGCTATCATTGATAGTGTTGTAGGACTTCTCAGAAGGAGAAGCCATTGCGCCGTAGATAATATGCAGCTTGTAACCATGGGCATTACCATCGGTGTCATTGCCGATAGCGGTCCGGTAGCACAGGCCAAAGGTCTTACGAGCCTGCTGGCCGATCTTCACACCAGGCACAAGTTCAGCAGAGCCGTCGCACTCAGCGAACTCATCCGGATAAGTATAAGCCTCAACAGTAGCGCCGAACTCCTCAACGGAGTACAGGTTCAGATACTTAATATCGTCAGCATACAGAGCGGTAGCCTCGGCACCAGACGGGCTTTCAGTAATGGCAGTAATACCATTCCAGGCTACGCCCTTGGAGTACACACCCGCGGTGGGGATGTACAGAACACAGTTCTTTACACCGGTTTCATAAAAATGTTCGCCGGTCTTGTCCCATACAATTTTAGCCATATATTGAATCCTCCCTTTTTAATAGTAAATAGTGAATGTGTCGTGATTAAGATTGTCTGACGTGAAATGTCGATTGAATCTGCAAGTCGGCAACTTGGAGACGGACTCGACAATCTCACTATCAGGATCTTCATCAATCACGGTCAACTCATAAAAATGCGACTGAATATAGACGGAGTTGTCGGCGAAATCATTGTCGATGTCACTACGAGAATATACAATCGCAGGGTAATGCATGCGTACTGAAGCTGGGGGTTGGTAATACACATTCTTAGAGCCAAGTAATTCTTCCAACTTGGTTTGTAAATCTAAGCGATTAGCCATTGTAAACCTCCCCCAGTTCCAGTATCAGTCTAGGGAACTGAACTTGAACACTACTTATCTTCCATTTGGTCCCCATAAACTCAGCATAGCGGATTGCATGAAAATTCTCATTGGCGTATGGGTCAGCAATGATAGAAAGTTCGTTTGCGATAACGAGATTATCATTGAAATTTCCGGACGACTGGAGCCGTCGAGTATTCCGAGTCATGTCACCGTAGTAAGTACGTGGCACAATCTCATCTTTCCATACGCCTGGAGCTGTTTCCTTGGGAACAGCAAAGCCAATCTTTCCGGCCCATTTACCCATTTTGAATTTTCACCTCAATTACTTAGTCGGCCGCAGCAGCCAGTGCAACGGTGGCGGCAGCGCCAGCGGTAGAACCGGACTTGGCGTAAGTCACGGTGCCGATATTGCTGGAAACAGTAAAGGAAACGGGTGCAAAGTAGTCATCGCCAACCTTAACGAGAGCGCGCTTAATAAAGGCGTCCTTCAGTTCGTTGGTCTTCATCTGAACCTTGCACTCGGAATCGGAATATGCCTTGTTATCGGCAGTCTCCTTAGCATAGATCACCAGAGCAGCAACATTCTGATCCTTAGCCTGATCATAGATACGATCCATTATATGTACCTCCTTAAATTATTATAATCAGCACTTAGCCGACATCAGTGACGTCCTCTTCCAGAGCGATAGCGGAGTACCACTCAACCAGAGCACCAGATACGCGAGTCTCCAGAAGCAGCTTGTGCTGGTTGAAGTCAATATCGAAGTCCTCGAACTTGGTGATCTCGCCGCCCTTGACGCAGCCCAGCTGATAGTCAGCCAGGTTGACAAACATACCCAGCATCTTCTTCTTCTTATTGTCAGAAGTGGTGCGGATCAGACCCTCAAACTGCTCAATGGTCTTGATATCCTTGACATTCAGAGCAGCCACCAGATCATTCTTGGAAGAATAGATCCGACGGCCATTCAGATCACGAGCCAGCAGCATCACATTCAGCAGGTGAGGCGTGCAATAGAAGGTCAGATTACCAGAGCCCTTGTACTTCTCACGAGAGTACAGAGCAGCCTCGATAATGGCCTCAGAGTACACATAGTTGTCACCAAAGCGCTGACCGGTCTCAGTACCCTGCAGCTTCTGCTTAGCCGCGGCAATGTCGACATCCTGATGGATGCAGTACAGCTCATCGTCGTGCCAGATGGGACGAATGTGGTCCTCCTTGATCTTATCGGGGTCCAGATCGTCACGGCCGTCACCGATCAGAATAGCCTGAGCCAGGGTCTGCTCCAGGGTGTGGCGCAGAATCTTCCAGTTGTAAGCCACCAGATCGAAATCAGTGATGTCCAGAATATCATCACGGTCAATCTTATCCTTCACGTACACAGTCTGAGCATCGTGGGTACGACCCAGCAGCTGGATCTTCCTGGCCTCCTTCTTATAGTCGCCCTTCTTGTAACCCAGAGCCTGCAATTCGGCCTTACGGGCGTCGGCACGACGGGTACGGACACGGCTGTAGGGAGACTTATGTACACCATTGATGACACTGGATACCCAGGTATCATCAGGATACAGAATCTTAGGCTCAGCGGGATCGATCAGCTTGTACTCGGGCATCAGAGTGCCAAGAGTTTCATCATCAAAAACGTTGTGCTGCAGCTTATTTTCGTCCTCAAACATCTCACGAGCCTGTCGGAAGCTGCCGACACTGGGAGTCATGGACAGCTTCAGAATCTCATTCATGTCGGAGTGAGTCAGAACATTATTCTTCTGAGTATCTTCGGTATCGAACACGTTATGCTTCATAGTTTTGTCCTCCTCTTTTTCATCATTATTATCGCCAGCGATTTCGCCGATCAGAGCGTAAACAGCCATCTGCTGTTCCTCATTAAGAGTTTCCAGAACATCGCCAATAGTCTTTTCACTCTTGGACCGATCCTTCTTTTCTTCCATTTTAGACTGATCCTTCTTTTCTTCCATCTTGGGGTCCTCCTCATTAGATTTGCTTTCGGCTTTAACTGCCGTATGAATCATAATATTTTCGTTCCAACCGGCATAAAGCTCTTCAGCATCACCATCGAGTTCATCACTATGGGCCATAACAAAATCGATATAGGCTCCAGGATTAGCCCCGGCAAGCACAAGACTAAGCTCTTTAATGTCGCCATGAAGAACTTCCTTGCACCCGTTAGCTCCAGTTGCTTGACGAAGTTTGTTTGCCCAAATAGACAGAGAACTCACATCACCATTCTGTACGAGCTTCTTTGCCGTCTGACCAGACTCGGTGTCATTGAAATAGCCGTAAGCATAAACGCCGTCATCACGATTTTCAAGAAATGCATGACCAAGCACTGCATTCGGATCACTATGCTCGTGATTAAATACCAAGGAAACTTTCTTCCCGTCATTATCTTTGAATGCGTCCTTCTTGATCACCCGGCCATCACCGCAAATTAGATCATTTCGAGTGGCCCATCCAGAAAAATCGCAATCGGGATATTTGACATTATCCATTTTGACCTTCTCCTTCCTCATAATATTTGTCACCAGTCTTATAAAGCTGGTTTAAAAGATCATCTTTTGACTGCGAGATATTGCTGTTTCTAAGTTCATCTGCCTTCGGATCTTCAGACGGCTTCATTCCAACAATCTGACGGATCTCATTAGATGTCATAATCTCATTGCGAGTGAACTTATCCGCAATTTCCGCAATGTCATTTACTGGAACAAGCTTGAACGGGTCTCTAAAGAACTGAATAGACTGCCGCTGAGTACGAGCGGTTTTGGTGAGAAACTTCCGCTTCATCTCGTCAACGATCGCCGAAATAATAGGCTCAATAGTACGACTATAGTAGTTCAGCATAGTCTTATCATCGGCCGTTCCGTCAAGAATCGTCTGCGTGATACCGAGTTGACTGTAAAGCTGGTTTGTCAGGTACTCGACCTGCTTCATCAGATTATTCTCAAGCGAGCGATTCAGTTGGGTAATCCGTTCAGTTCCATCAGTATATGCGATACCATATTTAGAACCGGAAAGCTGCATTTCAATGTCCTTACGCCTAGTTTCTGCCTGCTGACGTCTAGCCTCAGTCTTAATGACATAAGGCAACTGAATAATCAAGTCCAACTTTCCGGATGCCGTTTGTTCATCTGTCACATCCAGAAGAGCCAACTTTTTTATCAGTCGCTGCATGGTAGAGTTAGGCTCGTTCATCACAGCATAAAGCGGATTCTCAATAATCGCCACCGATTTCTTCGGAAGCCAGATTTCTTCCTTCTTTCCGGTAAGTTCATTATAAGCTCGGACCTGGACATGCCGAGGACGCCATTGAATAATCTTACCAACTCGCATAGTATCGATTTGATAAGAATCAGTCTTATTCGGATCTGAGGTTGTGTCAGTTGGAATGACAGCAACACAGCCTTCATCGAGCATTGACATAACAATATCTTGTTTTAACGCGCGTCCTGTTTGATCCACGTTCGCGCTTAGTGACAAACAATTATTTAGTCCGGAATCTACCGTTTCAAGAAATCGACCATTAGCATCGAGACGAACGTGCACAATATCGATCGCGGATACATCGAGTGCAATTCTATTGAGGACTGACGTCATAATCGTACGTTCGTTTCCTCTCGTAAATCGAGGACGATCCGGACGATAATAATATGTCATTCCAGTATCTCTAAAGTCCTGCGTGGGATCTCTATTCCTGAATGCATTCCAGCCACGCTGGATTCTGTCCATAAAGCCCATTTTGAAGCTCCTCCCTTTTGGTTCTCATTAGTCGAGATCGATACCTTCAATCTCTGCTCTAAGCTGGAGGCTACGAATATACTCGCCCATATGCCGCTTCTGCTCGAGAAGGACGATCTTAGAGCATGTGGGCTTAAAGTCAAGAGTGCCTGCATCCAATTTAATAAGCATCTTGTGAAGCTTATCGTATCGGATCTTAGTCTGAAGATACTCAGCCTTAAACCGATCCTTATAGTCATCACTCTGCATCAGAGCAATCGTATCTTTTAGTTCCATTTTCTCAACTCCTTATTCAAAAGCTTCTCTATTCAGTTTAAATGATATGAAAGCATCCATCATGGCAGCCACAGCATCAATCTTCTGATCATAGCGCCTCTTTAGTAGCTTTCGGTTGCCATTTGTGTCTTCAATTGTTATGCAGTTACCCATTGCGAAGGACATGAGCTCTTCATCAAACAAAAGTAAACGCTCCTCTGCAAGCTTTTTCAATTCGCCAAGAGGAACGGACTCGGTTCTGGCACCCTGGATAACTTTCTCAATTCCAAATGGGCCATTCTCTCGTTCCCAGCGTTCCACAAATTCTCTGGCGTTATATGGGTCAAAGCCGAAACATCGAACATCGTACTCGCATTGCGAGATATGATTATCCAAATCTTCGTAGACCTGCATCATGTCCAAAATAGTTCCAGGCATAACAATTAGGCTTCCTTCTTTCATGAATTGATCATACTTGACCCTCATAGCAGCAGGAAGTTGCTTCAGTGTTAATTCAGTTATGTAATTTCGGGTCTTGACGCCAAAAGCATCGCCAGACAACGGAAATAAGAATGTAAAAGCACAAAAGTCGTTACCCTGAGAAAGATCGGCTCCAAGTGCGCAAGGCATTCTCCAAAAGTCTCTCCTCCGATGCGGAAGAGTTTCTTCATAAGTAAAGAAGTAGGTATACCCCTCCATTGGAATGCCAAATCGCTTTGCAAGAATATCATTTCTTGCCGCCGGATTCTTCTCGGCCCTCTCAACATCAAGCTGGTAAGTCTCATAGGTAACGGTCTTGCCAAGGTTTGGATTGGCCTTCAGCCACATTTCAGGATCTGATACTTCATCCAGATCATCTAGCTTATACCACCAGATAGATACGTGGGGATTGTAGTATTCACCCTTAAGAATGTCGGCCAACTCCATTTTGATTGTATCGCCACTACCATTACGAACGGTGCCCTCGGAGCTGATGGCCACAATGAGATAGTCATTGTTCTCGGCAGATCCTTGCTCCTTTGCAGCGCCCTGTTCAAGGGCACCAATCGGGTCTTCTCTAACGTCACCAGAGAGCCATTCATCAATGGTGGCAACTTTAACTCGTAAGCCTTGAAGTTTGTCGATTGACATGGGTCTTACCTCAAGTAGAGACCCGGTCAAGAAATTCTGAACTCCCTTCTTCGTGGAAGCCAGCTGACACCGATTAGCTTTTGAACCCGTGGTATTCTGCAAAGAACCCTCAGTTAAAAATCGATATAGCGGACCTCTTGCCCGTGTAATAGCGGTACGAATAGGCGACATAACTTCTTCGGCCTGAGCCATGGTCGGAGCGGTTGTAATTTGGTGAGTCGTTGATGTGTCGACATTCAAGAAGAAATTCTGAATACAAGAAGCGTACATTGATTTAGCAGCGCCTCGAGCAACGATCAGATATTGCTTATTAACAAGCCTTTTCTTAATCTGCTTTCGCTCATAGTGCCCACCACGTCCATCAGAAGATGGAATATAAACACTTCGCTCAACGAAATAATACCAACCAAATATCTGCTCGGCCCACAACTTAAAAGAATCCAAAAGATGCAGATCTTCTCCATTTGTAAGGGTTAATTCGCTCTCACAAAAATCAATAAAGCCATTGATAGCCTCATCATCATACCATATTCCTGGATTAGCAATAAGGTCATCAATACGATTCATCTCCATGGAGATCTCTTTATTTACTGGAATTTCACCACGCATTACGGCATCACGAAACTGGCCGTAGTAAATTGGCGTGGCCGTGTTTGATAATGCCATATGCTATCAGAACCTTACCCTTCGTTTTTCTTCTTTTTCTCTTCTGCGAAATACTTACCAAGCTCGATCTTCTGCTTCTGCAGATTCATCTTTGTAACCTGCTTTCTCAAAGCCTCTATGCTATCCTGGTCGCCAAGACCAAGTGCTTCTTTTCCAGCTTTATTGAGATATTGAGTAAGAAGATTCTTCCCAGCGTCAGTCGCGGCAGGAAGAATAACTTTACTTCCAAGATGGTCAACAACCTTCTTACCAAATGAAACTTTCTTCGGTGTCATAGACGAAATCTGCCTATTGAGATCAAGGTAGTTTTTCTCGAGCTGAAGACGATTCACTTTGGCTCGGAGTTCGTCGTCGCTAATGTCGCGCCAAGTATTCTCCTTTGGCTTTTCTTCAAGATCTTTAGTCTTACTTGGATTGCGTCTCAGCTGCTTACCGGTAAGCTGAGTGTACTCGTCTTTCATTCTTGCCGCTCTCTTTTTACCAGCCTTAGTCAAAGTGCCATCCTTATTCTGATAGCGTCGAACGCCCCATTTCATGCCTAGAACACCATAATGACAGAGTTCGTCGTTATAAGTTCCCATTACGTCACCTTCTTTCATAGGCTATTTTTATGATATTAACTTTTTGGATCGACAGCAACATTAATTCGCCATTCAAGTTCACTAATGCTCTTGTTGATTGCATCTGCGACAGTACCAATTGTTGGGGGGTCAAACATCAGTCGAACCTTCATATACACATAGCTTTGAACCAAAGTGAGATTTGCAGATTCACCGAGGAAGTCGCTCCAGATAGCACTGTCATCTTCAATCATGAATCCAGTGTTCGGTCCAATACCAAGCTGACAGAGAATGGCCAGAACTGAATTAATGTGGATAATAATATCCTGATCGAAGGTTTTGTCTTCTTCTGCGATTCCAAGAAGTTTCTTGATGGAGATAAGGATACTAGAATCCATTTTGACTCCTCCTCATATTACTTGAGCACGATGTACTCACACATGCAGTAACCCTCGAGACCGCTTGCTGTACAAACTTTGTAAAACCCGTTCTCCATCTCATCCTTCATAAGACGAACCTCGGAACCAGCCTCAAGCGCAGTAAGGATCTCAGCATCAATGCTCGGCTTTTCCCGAACGTTCAGGCGAAAACAGTTATCCACAATTCCAGTGATGTGTTCGGACTTAACTGCATCATTCACAACTTGGGTCTCCTCGGGTTCGGGTATGGAAACTCGCATGCTCATCGGAATGACCGGCTCAGTAGGCACCGGAGTCTCCTCGGGCTTCCTACTCTGCTTAGAATAATTTGTATAGTTATGCTTGGCCATGATTTCCTCCTTCAGTGCCGCCAAGGGCATGTGTCGTTTTTAGTTCGGACAATTGGTCCCGTAAGCAGCATACTAGCATCACCATAGTGGATAGCATTATGCGTGTTATGCGTTACGCAGATCAAATTATCAGGGTCAAATACTTTTCGGCTACGATCAAGTACATCATCAACTGTAATCGGATTCAAATGATGAATAAGAATACGACCGTAGATTTCGTAACCCTCGCAAGCTAAGTCGCGTCCACAGTCACGAATAATTATCTGGTTTCTTAATTTCTTCCATTCGGGAGAACAATAGAGCACCTGATTTAAGTACCGGTCGTAGCCGAAAGTATCCTTGCCAACCGAACCTTTAAGCTGCAAATATTCAAACCGCTCTTCAAAGGTAGGAATCGTGATGAGTTCAGAATATGATTTAGTATTCATCCTCGTCATCGGTATCTACTCCTTGTCCGCTATAGCGATGGAAAGCTTTAATAGCTTCTGCAAATAGCTCTTCACTACGCTTGGCAGATTCTAAAGATGCAGTCTTGGCTCTAAGAAGCCTGTTTTCTTCTTGCAGTTTTTCCATCTCAAGTCTATTTTTTGTAGAGCCCAGCTTGAGAAAATGTGTCGTTTCCTGAGAAGAGGCAGTACCATCCAGAAGTCTCTGCTCGACAAGATCGACGGCCAAAGCGATCATCTGATTCTCTCGGGCTTCAGGAGTTAATGCCGGCCGAATCTTACGAGGTTCGGTGGTTGTTGGTTTTGCTTTCTTCATCAGTAATGCCTCCTTTCCATTTTGATTTTGCATGCTACGTAGCTACAAGTGCTTATGCCTTATTTCTTAATACATGATCATATGAAGAATAGATGACCATCTTTTATTCTATTTCTTCATTTATGGTAGCAACAACAGCCGATGCGTCCGTGCAGATCAAAGAGACGCGGAAATAATGTTCACCGCCGCTTTTTATAATAACGCCGTCATTAGCATTGTTAAACGTAAGGTTATTCCAAGTTAGTCCGTTGTGAATATAGGTCGATGTGGCAAATGTGCCGCTTGCATTGTGCATTGCGATTGCACTGTAATTATTGTTTGACGCGGGTAAACTAACACCCTTGATTCGGAGTGTATCGCCAGCCACGAGATGAATTAGGCTTGCTGCGTCTTCATTGGCTCCAATTGCTGCATGACCATTCTTTGCCCGGTTTGCACCGCTAGAAGTGCTAAGTCTCGTGTTTGCAGAGATGCCGATGGTGTCGATGATGTTAGTGATCGCTCCCGCGCAGGTAATAATAATGTTTCCAGTAACGCTAGCAATTGTAATCGTGCTTCCAGAAACCGCAGTAGACGAAATGTCCGTACCACCCATTGTAACAGAGATTGAGCCTAGCTTCTTGAAAGTTCCCGTCGGAGAAAGCGTCGTAGTGTAGGCCGCACCCTCGGCAGCGGTATTCGCCGTATTGGACGATGCGCAGTTGGTGAGGTTACGCGTAATGGTGTAAGACACAGATGGTGCGGAGGCCGCCGCAGTAATCGTAACCACTCCTGTCACCTTTGCGATGCTGATTGCACCGCTGCTGGCCGTATAGGCCGTGGCTGTGATATCCACACCGCCCATTTTGACCACTACCGACGTGATCGTCTTTTCGCTTTCCGCCGCAATGGTTGCGGAGTACTCCTCGCCGTAATCCACCTGAGACGCGGCGTTGCTGAGCGTGCAGCCTGTGAGATTTTTAGTGATCGTCTGATACCAGTGCAGTGTCTCGGGCGTTCCATTGGTCATAGCCGCCCGAAAAGCGTTGATATCGGCCAACGACATCCCGCACGTTCCTACTGCGAAGTGGACGCACTTGTCACGGAATGTGTCGCCGGAAACGGCGTTGATCGCATTGATAAGCCCCTTCCAGTCTGATTCATTACGTCTCCGTGCAGTCGCATCCGACCCGGAGCCGGAATAAAATGTAGTCAGCTCATAGTCCTTATCGATGTCCGATTGACTCATGCCGAGCATCCCCTCAAGCACACAGGCCAACGTGCCAGTTCTATCTGCACCACCGGTGCAGTGAAAATATACCGGCTCCCGATGCGTCACTGCGTCGATCACGCAGCGGAGGTAAGCCTGCCATGTCGCTACCGGTGTAAGAGCGTACCATGCATATTGCTGTGTTCGTGTGTACCACACGTCGCTCCCAAGAGGAGATTCTGTCATGTCCGATTCGTCGTCCGATCCTCCGCCTTCACGGCCACGGAGATCAAGATCATGCTGGATGCCAATATCTCCGACAAGCACATCCCGGTCAGCCGACGCCAGCTTTCCGCCCCGGATCAGCAGGCCATATTTAACCGCACCACCGTCACACGGCCAGCCGCCAAGATCGCGTACGTTCCACGCGGTTGCCCCAGCCGATGTGCGTATCCAACGCAACACATCCAACGGTTTGAGCGTGCCTGATTTCCCGTTAGAGGCAAACGGCGTCAGAACGTTCGGTACTTCATTGTAGTGCGTCACACCACCAGCCGTCTGCCCAATGGGCTTGTAATTGCTCACAACCGCTGTCGCAGGCGCATAATTAGAGATTTGAGATGTGCTGTAATCACCCGGATCATAGGTCACGTTGGCGAGATAATTGCGTACCTCCTCTGGACACTGATGCCACTCGATTGCTTCACTCCCGGAGAGCTCCCGCACAGCATCTGCCATCTCAGCAACTTTGTACTTCGTGGTCGATCCGTTCTTCTCACGGATTGCTGCCGCAATCGCCTGTACGGAGGTTTCTTCATATAGCTTCTTTGACATCAGTAGCTCACCCCCGTGCCGTCCGCTATCTCCACGGTCTGGACGCTGCTGCCGTCATAAGTCACGGTGGTGCTGCCGATTTTGATTGTTAGAGCGTTGGGATTCGGGAACTTCAAATTATTATCTTGATTCACCACTTCTGTTTTTTCAGCGAGAATCCCATCTTCGGTAATTGCCACCGTAAACAGTGTAGGCTTCTGCTCAAGCATAGACAATGCACCACCAGTGGAAAAAACCCACCACCAGACACCAGACGGAAGTAAAGCTACCAATGGCAGTGTTTCTGTACAATAGCCGACTCTACACCGACATTTCAGCACCTTTCCAGCCTCATATGCTGCCTTGATGTCGTCCATAGCCACCGGGCAGGTGTATTTGGGGTAGCTGCCCGCAAGGTCAATATAGAACACCTCCGCACCGGGTCCTTGTTCGCCTTTCGACGGTTTTCCTGTATCCGTAGTACCTAAGTACCAATTACCATTTGTACCGATATGAGGAGTGATACCATCCGTGCCCGATACTCCAGGATCGCCTTTTTCACCTTTAAGACCAGTTGCTCCTGTATCACCTTTGTCGCCTTTAAGACCGACATCGGAACCATTATATTGAAGCTTATCATTTGAGATCGAAAGTTTATCTAATATATCTTTATTGGTATGGCTATGAGATTTTGGAATAAGCACATCAAGTGCTTCTTTAACGTTCGCAACACTTGGAGACTGCGTATTGGTATAACTGACATCTTCAGAGGTCGATGCTCCTCCGCCACTGCCTAAAGTTTTTCCATCATAGGTAGGCTTTCCATTAACCTCATCAAACTTATCAAGCACTGACTTGTTTTCATGCGTATGTGCTTTAGAAAGAATCATTTCAATGGTATCTGGGTACTCTTCTATAATCTCTTGCGTTGCCTCCAGACCGTTAATAACTGTACCATTTGCAATGGTCGTATTCCATTCATTGGAAATTGTATCACCGTTTAATTTCTTTGCACAAAGATTGTATTTTACAACTCCAGACGACAGCGTAACGTACCTCGAAAGTAACCAAGAAAATATAATATTGTCACCAGATACAGTAACATCATCTATCGGATAAGCATCATATCCACCATTTGCATTTTGATAATTTATATAGAGCTTGTACTCTGTAAGGTCAACATTATTTCCAACCACCTTCGGACAAGTGAAAGGAATCCTTGTTACTTTCTCATCGGAAAATACTCCTAAAAATTTATACTTTTCAGGAATGATTATTTCTCGAGTGTCAGGGTTAACTGTACAGGTTGTTGCTTCATTCGAATCATTAAGCAGCTCATCTATTGTTGCCATTATCTCAGCACCTGCCTTACTCCAACCGAATTTGTATTGATTCGCTCGTTTCCTCGCTGTCCAACAACGTAAACATAAAACCATCCAGAAGTCAACGCATCGTTGTCTATAATGCACTTATCTTCTTCTATCAAAACTGGGTATTCAGCTTTACCGTTTACAAAGACTGCAACTTTTTTATAAGGGAGCCATTCTGTATCAAAATTAAACTCCGCAATCAGATAATTCTTACTCCCCGCAACAATATTCTCGAAATCGCATTTGTTATCGGATCTGAGAATCTGTCCATTAACATTAAATTTCAGGGTACGCATATAGCAATCAGCCCCCTTTCTCATTTTTATTTGATTTTAAGTCCATCATGGTTAGCAGAAACAACTTTTTATTGTAAAATTTGATGACAAAACGAGAATCGATGTCAACGACAGGATGAGTATGTGCCATCTTGTCACCTCTTTCTAAATAGTTGTTAAAAACTTCTGGATGCTATTCTTACAGAAATGGGGTACTTCAGGTAATGTTTTAGAGGCCTATAAGGTACTGTTCGTCTATCATTTGAAAGGAGCGAAAGTATGAAAAGGAGGAAATATAACTCGCCATCCATAGGGCACTGGACAAAGAGTTTTCTGCGACGGCTGCCGACCAGATAGACCCCCAAAACATTACCTGAAAATATCCCCCGGAGAATTTTTAATGGGGTAAGTGGCTCTATTATATCACTACGCCTTGCAGA